TCAGTTCACCTCGCTGTAGATGCCCACCACACGGCCCAGTGTTTTTATCTCATCGATACCGCATTCAAAGGGGACTTTGCCGCCCGCGACGTGGAGTTTTTTCCCCGGCAGCAGGGTTAAATCACGAAGACTGATAGTGCCTTCAATCTCAACCAGCCATAGCCCGTCGGTTAATGACGCCCCTTTTTCAACAAAGTGGAGCTTTGCCTCAGACCGGACTGCGATACCGCGAGTGAGCGGTTTGCTAAAGAGATGTGAATCGATACTCAAAGTGGAATTTTCTTCCAGCTGACCATCACTGAGAGTGAATGTAACAACAGCAACGGGATCGCCAGGTGCAGGGTTACCTTCAAACTGAGCACCTTGTCCGGTCATCAACCAGCGCAGGCTGGCCCCTGTGTCCAGTGCACATTGTACCGCGAAGTCGTAGGAGATGGTGCCGCGCGCGTAGCGGTTCTGAAGGGAACTGGCGGCAATATTGAAGTGCCGGGCCAGCTGGATTTTTTGGGTAAAACCATATACCTGACAGATTCTATCGAGTAACTCTTCATTATTCACTTGAGAATCTAAAATCAAAATATATTCCTTTGGGTATTTACTAATGCTCAATTGAGTATTAGTATCAATGCGAATTCGGGCAATCAGCGGCAGACGTTGGCAAACAGAGGCTAATGATTGCAGACATTATCAAAATGGGAATCATGCAACATGGCTTCTGAAATCGCAATCATCAAAGTGCCAGCCCTGTCGTTAGGCTGGCGCAGTTCGCTGCGCTGGAAAGCGGCGTAACGCGTAGGCCAATCCCGTTTTCAACCCGTTACGGGTGAGTAATTCACACAGTGTGAATCAACGCGAGGGACGTTATGGCAATAGAAGCGACACGTGCAACGGTCCCACTCAAGGTGGGGGCACGTCTTTCCGGGCTTAATCACGTGGCCGAACTGCGTGCCAGGTACTGGGGCGATAACGAGAAAGCGCTGGCGTGGTTTTTGGCCGAGATGCGCGATAAGCGCGATCCCTGTTTTGAAGAGAATAACAGGGCGCTGGCCGCCATCTTTTTCCTGGCTAAATTACCCGCCGCCCGTCACGAATGCGGTATCAATGAGCTGACGACTGAGGAGAAAAGAGCGCTTATCGGAGCCATGAATCATTTCCGTGCAGTCGTGAGTTTATTTCCTGAACGGCTGACCATGCCGCTTTAATCCACCCCAAAACGTAATGGCGTAAACCCGCCGGGCATTTTATTGCCTGAATTAAGGAGAATGAGTGATGCGAAATAGCGAAAACCGCACTTTTCTGAACGGGCGCGAGGAACTCCAGCGCCTGCTGGTGCAGGCGAAGATGGAGGAGCGCAGGGCGCGCGCACTCGCCGTCTCCCTGCGTCTGGAGGCATTAGCCAGTCACATCTATAAAACCGGAATGTGTGGCGAAGACGCAGCGGAACTGCTGTGTCACGAGGCTGCCCGTTACGAACGCGAATCCCAGGAGCTGCACTGATGGCCGATTTTATCGATCAGGCGCAGGAGCGTGAGCTTGAAGAGCGCGAACGTCATATTAATAGCGCTCGCCAGCGATGCGCATCGCCCTCGCGTTTTACCTGCGAGGAGTGCGACATCCCCATCCCCGAGGCGCGGCGAAAGGCGTTACCTGGAGTGGCCTTATGCGTCACTTGCCAGGAGATCACGGAGCTGAAAAACAAACATTTCCGGGGAGGATAAGTTGGTGATGTCATTTGCTTATCCGTGGAATGAACCCCGATCGGCTATTGCCAGCCCCTACCTGACTCACCCCCAATTACAGCGTCGCGACCGTCTGTTCGCGGCGCTGCAGCAAGCCAGAAAAGCGCTCGCTCTGCAGCCTGACTGCGTGCGTTTTGACGTCTGGCGCACGGTTGATGCTCTTGAACTCCATCAGGGCAGCCTGCGAGCCAATGCCTTTTTGATTCGGTTCTGCAACAGGGTATTACCGCGTCTGCAGCAGGTCTCGGCACGGTATGCCTGTTCAGGTGTTGACCGTAACGTCTCCACCGCCGTTTTTGGTGGACACTTCGACACGCCGCTTTCGCAATATCTCGCATCGCGGATGGTTACGCTGATTGCCCGCTTCAACCGTCTCCCGGATATGTCCCGCGCCGATATTGATTTGCTGGCCGCTGACATCGCTGGCTTTATTCGTTCCGAGCTGGCGAATATCAATGACGCTGACCTCGGCGAATTTCAAACCCTTCATGTCTGGTATCAGCGCGCTGGATTAATCACCCGCCAGTTCAATGTACTGCCTCCTCACTGGGAGCGCGTGTCGAAGATACTCTTTAACAAAGAGGACATTGCGCCAGCGGTGATCCGCATGTTTTCCGAAGACTGGTGGCGTGGACGACTGCGTCGCATGGCGGCCGCCTGGCGTGAGCATGTGCAGATTGCACTTGGAAACGTCAGCAAAAAGAAGTCTGCCTATGCGAGTAAACGCTGCATCACTGACTGGCGTGAACAGAAGCGGCGCACGCGTGAATTTCTTAAAGGTCTGGAACTGGAGGATGAAGAGGGCAACCGTATAAGCCTGATTGCCAGGCACGATGGCTCGGTGGCCAATCCCGCGATACGTCGCTGCGAACTGATGACCCGCATCCGCGGGTTTGAAAATATCTGCCATGAGCTTGGCTATGTGGGCGAGTTTTATACCTTAACCGCGCCGTCGAAATATCACGCCACCCTGAACACCGGCTATCGTAACGGTAAATGGAACGGGGCGAGCCCTGCGGATACACAAAACTACCTGACAAAACTGTGGGCGCGGATCCGGGCAAAACTCCACCGGCAGGCGATTCGTCTGTTTGGCATCCGCGTTGCTGAACCCCACCATGACGGTACGCCTCACTGGCACATGCTGATGTTCATGCTGCCCGAAAACGTTGAGCGCGTTCGCCGCATTATGGAGGAATACACACAGGAGGAAGACGCTTTTGAACTGCAAAGCGATAACGCCAGAAAAGCTCGCTTTCACGCTGAAGCTATAGACCCGCAAAAGGGCAGTGCCACCGGTTATATCGCTAAATACATCTCCAAGAATATCGACGGCTATGCCCTTGATGGCGAGACAGATCACGAAAGCGGCGAGTTGCTTAAAGTGACTGCATCTGCTGTTTCGGCCTGGGCGGCGCGCTGGCATATCCGTCAGTTTCAGTTTATCGGCGGTGCACCGGTGACCGTCTACCGTGAGCTGCGCCGTTTGACTGATACGCAGGCCGCACACGGTCTGAGCGTAGAATTTGCGGCAGCGCATGACGCCGCGGACGCCGGAGACTGGGCAGGATACGTCAATGCACAGGGAGGACCGTTTGTTCGTCGGGATGCGTTGCAGGTGCGCACGCTGTATGAGCCCCGTGCCGAATACAATCAGTACGGCGAAGAACGAGTCTGTATTCGCGGCGTTTACGACACCGCACTCGGCCCGGGCTCGCCGATTTTGACCCGGCTCACGCAGTGGAAAATTGTGCCGAAGCGTGCCGTTGATTTGGCCGTTGACCTTAACGGCACCGCTGCGCGTTCTTGGAGTTCTGTCAATAACTGTACGGTGAGCGACGTCTCTCAACCCCTCAGCCGGCGTGCGAGACGCGCGTTAGCCGCACGCATAACCCTCCCCAGACCGGTTGCAAAGACTCCCTTTGTCTATGACAAGGATCCGCAGAACGGAGTGGCAGAGAGAGTGATTGATGAGATACGGCTCGCCACCGGAATAACGATCAGCCGGGGGGAAGCCCTGCATCTTATGGCGGGGGGCATTAGCCGTTTTAACGACAAATGGTGCCGGGGATCTGCAGACGGATCGCTATTTCCTGCGGCACCGTCTTATCAGCAAAAGGCCCGGAAAATCCTTGAACGTATAAGGTATTTAACGCATCTGATAAGCAAAGGGATTCGCTAATCTTCATCGATATCATGTACATACCTCGCATGGTTCTGATTTTTTGCTTCACTCTTTTTATGAATACATGCTACTGTATGTTTATACAGTATCTCGTGGTGGAGGTTGTGTGGACAGAGAGTTGAACGAGCAAGTCATGATTGAACGCGTCGAGATGATTGCGCGGCTGACGACAGAAGGAACGTGTCAGGAAAGAGATCGTGAAATTGCCCTGAATTTGATCGCTGAGATTGCGAGAGGAAATTTAATCAGGAACAACGCGTTTACCGTGGTTTTCTCGGCATCACCCGTTCCGGACAGAATCAAAAAAGAGGCCAGCGTGCGGGTGAACATTACCCTGGATAAGGATCAGCTTATTGGTCCGTCCGTCGTGGAGGCGTTTCAGGATGAATTAACCCGCAGGATAAGATCCGTGTTTCCGTCAACGCTGGTTACCGTCAAAAAAGGATCCATGACCGGCGTGGAGTTGCAGGGGATTGAAAGAGAGGCCGATCGCGAAGCGCTGGACAATATCCTCCGGGAAGTCTGGGAAGACGAGAGCTGGCGCTAGGCCCTCTGCCATCTCGCGGGCAGTCTGTTGTGTCCGCGATTGTCCATCCTGCAGCGATAGCAAAAAGGGCGCCAGCGCTGGAAACTCAACGGTACCTGGAAATCCGGATGTTGGGAGCGTCTGATGAAAATCTATGCAATGCAGGGGGACACGCTTGATGCCATCTGTGCCCGTTATTATGGACGCACGGCAGGGGTGGTCGAAACCGTTCTGAACGCCAATTCTGGCCTCGCGGAGTTGGGGGTCATCTTACCTCATGGCACGCCGATAGACATGCCAGAGGTTGATAGCGCACCGACTAAAGAATCAGTGAACCTATGGGACTGAGTCTTGAGAAAATCACCACGTTTATCGCCTACTGGCTGGCCGTAGCGCTGGCCTGGTTCGGGGCGATGTCTCCTGAAAAAGTCGCGCTATACGTGGGAAGCCTCTGCGCCATTTTTACCGCGCTGACGAATTACTGGTTTAAGCGGAAAACCTATCGCTATCTGACCTCTCTTGGACTCGATAAGAAGAGTATTCGTGAACTCAATCATTAAGCGTTGCAGCGCCGCGGGCGTACTTGCCCTGGCGGTGCTGATGCCTGACTTCCGGTTACTGAACACCTCACCGGAGGGGTTGGCGCTCATTGCTGATCTCGAAGGGTGTCGCCTGTCGCCTTATCGTTGCAGTGCGGGCGTATGGACATCAGGCATTGGCCATACGTCAGGTGTCGTGCCGGGACGGGAAATTACAGAGCGTGAGGCGGCAGCGAACCTTGTTGCCGACGTGATGAACGTTGAAAGACGGCTGGCGGTATGCGCACCGGTGGAGATGCCGCCCCGTGTCTATGATGCGCTGGTGAGTTTTGCCTTTAACGTTGGAACAGGGGCTGCCTGCCGTTCCACGCTGGTGTCATTCATTAAGCGTAAACAGTGGCCGCAGGCGTGCAATCAGCTTACCCGCTGGGTGTACGTCAATGGGGTCAAAAATGCCGGACTGGAAAACCGTCGAGCTCGTGAGAAGGCCTGGTGCCTGAAGGGGAAGCCATGAAACCTCTTCTGCTGGTACTGGCCGTTCTGCTGGCCATCACGCTGTGGTTTCGTCATGACAACGTGAACCTGTCCCGCTCTCTTGCTAAAGCCAACCAGATCGCCCGCGATCAAAAAAACACTATCAACACGCTGCTTCAGCAGTTATCCGAAGCACAGCGGATTGCCAGGTCGAACGAGGATGCGCAGGTCAGGCTCCGCGAGGACCTTGCTGCCGTCGGCGAGGAGATGGCACGACGCGAAGCGGCTATCGGGAAATGGGTAAATGAAAATGAAGAGTTACGCCGCTGGTATAACGCTCAGCTGCCTGATGCTGTGCGCAGGTTGCACACCCGCGCCGCCTGCGCCTCCGCAGCACATTGTTTACAACGCCTGCCCGAAGGTGAGCGCCTGTCCGATGCCGGGAAGTGAGCCCATCACCAACGGCGATCTCAGTGCTGATATTCGTCGGCTAGAGCATGCCCTTATCGCCTGCGCGCTGCAGGTCGAAACCATAAAAGACTGTCAGGATAAACTCGATGCACAAACTCAACAGCCTGCGTCAGGCATTAATTGACGCCGTTCCCCAACTGAACGATCACCCTGATCATCTGCAGATGTCGGTGGGGAGCGGAAATATTGACGCCCGCCTCGCGTCCTCGCTCTCCTTTGAAAAAAAGTATGAACTGAAAGCGAATATCAGTAGCTTCGCCGGCGACAGCGAGGGGGTCTTCGTCCCGGTACTGGCCTGGCTGCGTGAAAACCAGCCAGATATTTTTACCCTCGATGACGGGCGAAAAAACGGGTTTCTCTTTGGCGTCACTTTCAACGACGATGGTACGGTGAATATCAGCTTTAGCCTGCAGCTCACCGAGCGCATTCTTGTTTCGCAGGAGCAGGGAACGTTGCATGCCACCTATTCCCCGGAGCCGCCGTTGCCAGAGCCCGTCACACGTCCGCTGGAGCTGTACATCAACGGTGAACTGGTCAGCCAGTGGAAAGCGTAAGTTCACCGCGCTGATGGCTGTCCAGCCATCAGCGTGAACGATTGTTGTTTCATCCCGCATAAAACCCCGTCTCGTTGCTGCCGATCCCCCTGAAGGGCATTCTCTTCTCATGAATACACTCACTTCCATGCACGGTATCGCTCGCGCGATCCGTAACCTGATTCGTATCGGTGTTGTCACCGATGTTGACCTCAACAGAGGGCTCTGCCGCGTCCAGTCCGGAGGGATGAAAACCACCTGGCTGAACTGGCTGACCTGTCGCGCCGGCCGTTCGCGCGTGTGGTGGGCGCCGTCCGAGGGAGAACAAGTGCTGCTGCTGGCCATCGGCGGTGAGCTTGATACCGCCTTCGTGCTGCCAGGTATCTTTTCCGATGACCACCCGGCGCCGTCAGGTTCCCCTGACGCACTCCACGTCTCGTTCCCTGATGGGGCGGTTATCGAGTACGAGCCCGGGAGCGGAGCACTCACGGCCACAGGCATTAAAACGGCTGACATCACAGCCTCTGAATCACTCACCGCCACCGTACCGGTGGTCCTGGTGAAGTCTGAGACGCGCATCACCCTGGATACACCTGAGGTGGTGTGTACCAACAAGCTAATTACCGCCTCTCTTGAAGTGCAGAAGGGCGGGGTAATGGCCGGCAATATTGAGCATTCCGGCGGTAAATTCACCTCCAATGGGGTGCAGGTGGACAACCATGCTCACGGCAGTGTGCAAAGCGGCGGAAGCTGGACTAAGGGGACGCAATGACGGTGCGCTACAGGGGAATGAACAGTCAGACCGGGCTCAGCATTTCAGAGGCTGAACATATCAGACAAAGCGTGCGGGACATTCTGGTCACGCCGATTGGCTCGCGGGTGATGCGCCGCGAGTACGGTTCACTGCTGGCGGCAATGATCGACAGGTCGCAGAATCCGGCGCTGCGCCTGCAAATCATGGCCGCATGTTACTCCGCTATCCAGAAATGGGAGCCGCGGATCAGCCTGACGGCCATCACTTTCGAACGTTCGGAGAATGACGGGACGCTGTATGTCGATCTCACCGGCACCCGCCAGACCTCCGGACATTCCTTTTCAATCACTATTTCATTGAGTTAAACGCTATGGCTATTGTTGATCTGAGCCAGCTCGCCGCGCCGGATGTCGTGGAGGAGGTGGATTACGAAACGCTGCTGGCAGAACGAAAGGCCACTTTTGTCTCGCTCTATCCCGAAGAAGAGCAGGAGGCAATTGCACGAACGCTGACGCTTGAGTCAGAGCCGATTGTGAAACTGCTGCAGGAGAATGCGTATCGGGAAGTTATCTGGCGCCAGCGCGTTAACGAGGCCGCGCGTGCGGTCATGCTGGCCTACGCCACCGGTAGCGATCTCGACCAGCTTGGAGCTAACGCTAACCTTGCGCGTCTGGTGATAACGCCTGCCGACGACACGACGTTTCCGCCCACGCCGGCTGTGATGGAGTCTGACACCGACTTTCGTTTGCGTATCCAGCAAGCCCCGGAAGGGCTGAGCGTGGCGGGATCGACGGGGGCTTATCAGTTCCATGGCCGCAGCGCGGATGGCCGGGTAGCGGACATCTCTGTCATCAGTCCTCAGCCTGCGAACGTTACCGTCTCCGTGCTGTCCCGGGAGAATAACGGCGTGGCGTCTGAAGAGCTGCTGGCCATTGTGCGCAACGCGCTGAACGATGAGGACGTCAGGCCCGTTGCCGATCGTGTGACCGTCCAGTCCGCCAGCATTGTCGACTACAACATTGCGGCTTCTCTTTTTCTCTTCCCAGGTCCCGAAAGCGAGCCAGTACTCAACGCGGCAAGGGCCCGGCTGCAGGCCTATATAACGGCACAGCACCGGCTCGGGCGGGATATTCGTAAGTCCGCCATTTACGCTGCACTGCATGTTGAGGGTGTACAACGCGTCGAACTGACCGCGCCTGCGGCCGATATTGTGCTTGATGAAACCCAGGCCTCATGGTGCAGCCAGTACAGCGTAACCGTTGGGGGAAACGATGAGTAATGCCCGATTGTTACCGGTGGGGTCGTCGCCGCTTGAGGTCGCGGCGGCGCGCGCCTGTGCCGACATTGAGAATACCCCCGTCCCGCTTCGTCACCTCTGGAATGCCGACAGCTGTCCGGCAAATCTGTTGCCCTGGCTGGCGTGGGCGTTTTCGGTTGATCGCTGGGATGAAAACTGGCCTGAGGCCACCAAGCGCGATGTTATCCGCAATGCATGGTTTATCCATGCACACAAAGGAACGATCGGCGCAGTACGCCGCGTGGTGGAGCCACTTGGCTATCTGATCAACGTGACGGAGTGGTGGCAAACCAACGACCCGGCAGGCACGTTTCGCCTGGACATTGGCGTGCTGGAAACCGGCATCTCAGAAGAAATGTATTACGAAATGGAGCGGCTTATTGCTGATGCAAAGCCTGCCAGCCGACATCTTATCGGCCTCAATATCATTCAGGATGTTCCGGGCTATCTCTATACCGGTGCCCTGAGCTATGACGGCGACATCATCACGGTTTACCCCGGATAAGTGAGAGCACAATGACAGTGAAGTATAAAACGGTTATCACCAAAGCCGGCGCCGAAAAACTGGCTGCCGCAACCGTCCCGAACGGGAAGAAAGTGAATTTTACGGCGATGGCGGTGGGTGATGGCGGCGGGCAACTCCCGACGCCAAATGCCAGCCAGACGAAACTCATCAATGAGGTCTGGCGTCATGCGCTGAACAAAATCAGCCAGGACAAAAAGAATAAAAATTATGTCGTGGCGGAGCTGCTGATCCCTCCGGAGATCGGCGGGTTCTGGATGCGTGAAATGGGGCTCTATGATGATACCGGGACGCTGATTGCTGTCGGCAATATGGCTGAAAGTTACAAACCTGCACTCGCTGAAGGATCTGGACGTGCGCAGACTGTGCGTATGGTCATCATGGTGAGTGATATCGCCTCCGTCGAGTTGACGATTGACACCTCAACGGTGATGGCGACGCAGGATTACGTCGACGACAAACTTACCGAGCACGAGCAGTCCCGACGCCATCCTGATGCCTCTCTGACGGCAAAAGGTTTTACTCAGCTCAATAGTGCGATCGACAGTGTCTCTGAAGTCGTTGCCGCGACGCCAAAAGCGGTGAAGGTCGCGTATGACCTGGCTAAAGGGAAATATACAGCTCAGGATGCCAGCACGGCACAAAAGGGTATCGTCCAGCTCAGTAGTGCGATCGACAGCGTGTCTGAGGTGCTGGCCGCAACGCCTAAAGCGGTAAAGGCCACCTATGACCTGGCCAAAGGGAAATATACGGCTCAGGATGCCAGCACGGCACAAAAAGGTATCGTCCAGCTCAGCAGCGCCATTGACAATGTATCTGAGACACTGGCCGCGACACCGAAAGCGGTGAAGGCTGCGTATGACAATGCTAATGGACGCGTGCCGTCAGGGCGTAAAGTAAATGGGCGGGCATTGACTAGCGATATCAATATTACGGCACAGGATATTTTTAACGGTCAGGCAGTGGGGATTGGCAATGCTGAAGATTTGAATGCCTACACCATGCCGGGACTATATTATCAGCCAGCGAATGCACAGGCCCAAACGGGTAAGAATTACCCAGAGTCGAATGCCGGTTCACTTGAGGTTTATAAACACGCGGGTATTACGCAGGTTTATCGGATATACAACAACTCTCGCGCTTACATCCGCACGCTCTACAGTGGAACGTGGTCAGCCTGGACTAAACAGTATGATGCTGTAAATAAACCAACCGCTGGTGAAGTTGATGCTGTTTCAGCATCACAAGGCGGAGCATTTCAGAGAACTGTAAATTTTAATGGCGGTCTGAACGTGCGAAGTGCTACCGGGATTTTTTCTGGGGGCGATGCAGCAAGTTTTTCTGATAACAATATGCTATTGAAATCGTGGTATGGGATTGGATTTTATTGCACCTTAACCTCAGCAGGTGGTCCAGAAGCGGGTATTACAGGGTACATCAATACCCGCAACGGTCGCCTTGAGATGAAGGAGCGAATCATTCCAGGCGATTATGCCAACTTCGATGAACGATATCTCAAGTTAGCTGGGGGGAGGCTTAGCGGGAATCTGGAGATTAATAATAACGCGCCCATCATTACTTTTTCTGAATCCGATACTGGGAAAAAGTATTTTATAGTTGCTGATGGGAGTGGGTTTCGTATTAATGAAGATTCAACTGGCGGTAATTTTGTTATTTCTTATGCCGGGGCAAGCAAGCAACTAAGAACAATTGGTCAATTTGTGCCTGGTGATTATGCCAATTTTGACGCCCGCTATTACACGAAAGCGCAGTCAGATGCCGGTTATATGCCTAAAACCAGTGCGTTTACAAAAACCGAAAGTGATGGACGTTTTCAGGCGAAAGGCAGCTACACACCTGCTGGCCAGGCTTATACCAAAGCTGAATCGGATGCTCGTTATGGAACGGGAAGAACCACGACGGGTAACAATAGCGCTTATTACACCCATGGCAATGGCACTGTTTTTATGCAGGCAGTTAGAAGTATTGCAGTCGGCAATAACACTGCTGTGACTGTCACCCTGCCAACGTCATTCCCTAATGGTATTTTAGGTACTGGCGTCAGTTATTTTGGAAGCGGTGGTAATAATTCCGATTCATTTTATCTTTGCACACCTGTTGGGAAAAATCAGGTCAAAATAGAAACGCATAACTGTAACGGTACATTTTCATTAATTGTGGCAGGCTATTGAGATGAAAAAATATTTTAGTAACTCAGATAGCAGCTTTTATCTTGAAGACACTATTCAGGTTTACGAAGCTCAAGGTATTGCTGTTCCTCCAGATTTGAAGGAGATCTCAGAACAGGAATACGAATCTTTCATGGTATCACCTGACAGGATGACTCCTCATTACAATGTTAATAAAAGTTGCATGGAATGGGTTGAAATTGCCCCGCCATCACATGAAGAGTATATTTATAATGCCCAGTCAATGAAGTCGAGGTTATTGTCTCTGGCGACACAAGCTATCTCACCTCTTCAGGATGCCGTTGATTTATCTATGGCGACTGAAGCGGAAATTCTCTCTTTACAGCAGTGGAAGAAATACCGGGTATTGCTTAATCGTATTGATACCAACAACGCACCAGATATTATCTGGCCTGACGCTCCGTCTAACAATTAACACAAAGCCCGCGTATGTCGCGGGCTTCATTTTTTCTTTCTTCTAAACACTAACCCATCATTACACTCTATCCTTCCCCGACAGCAACCGGCATTGTCATATCTACATTTTTCGCGAGATAAGATAAAAAACCTTCATGATTGCTTTGAGTAAGCATTTCGCCTTTTTTTAAACGCTACCGTCAATATTTTTTTCTGGCAAACCTACGTCCTGCCATTATGCGTTGTGCTGTAACTTCACCAACGGCATTTCATTTCTAATATTTCGAACTCACCACAAAATGATGACTCCACTACACCACGGAGTTAAACGGATGGGCGACTATCATCACGGCGTGGAAGTCATCGAAATCAACGATGGCACCCGCACCATTTCCACCGTCTCGACGGCAATCATCGGCATGGTCTGTACGGCCAGCGATGCGGACGACAAGACATTTCCTTTAAACGAGCCTGTGCTCATTACCAACGTGCAAACTGCGATTGCGAAAGCCGGGAAAATGGGGACGTTGTCCGCTTCCCTGCAGGCGATTGCCGATCAGTGTAAACCGGTTGTTGTTGTCGTGCGTGTCGCTGAAGGCACCGCTGATACCGCTGAGGAAGCACAGAAAGAGACTATCTCTAATATCATCGGTACAACCGATGAAAACGGTAAATATACCGGTCTGAAAGCGCTCCTTACCGCGAAAACGGTCACTGGCGTTAAGCCACGTATTCTCGGTGTTCCGGGGCTGGATTCGCAGGAAGTGGCGACCGCGCTGGCCGCCATGTGCCAGAGCCTGCGCGCGTTTGGCTATGTCAGTGCATGGGGTTGTAAAACCATTTCAGCCGCTATCGATTACCGCAAAAACTTCAGTCAGCGCGAGTTGATGGTGATTCACCCTGATTTTCTGGCGTGGGATACCACCACCAACACGACGACCCACGCCTGGGCCACTGCACGTGCTCTCGGCCTGCGCGCCAAAATCGACCAGACGATTGGCTGGCACAAAACCCTGTCCAACATCGGCGTTAACGGTGTCACAGGTGTAAGCGCCTCCGTGTCCTGGGATCTGCAGGAACAAGCGACCGATGCGAACCTGCTTAACCAGGCCGGCGTCACCACGCTTATTCGTAACGACGGCTTCAAATTCTGGGGCAACCGTACCTGTTCAGACGATCCGCTCTTCGTCTTTGAAAACTACACCCGTACCGCGCAGGTGTTGGCCGATACCATGGCCGAAGCACACGCATGGGCAATGGATAAACCCATTACGCCAACGCTCATCCGCGACATCGTTTCCGGTATCAATGCCAAATTCCGTGAGCTGAAAACCAACGGCTATATCGTTGATGGCGCTTGCTGGTATGACCCGGAATCAAATGATGCATCGACCCTGAAAGCGGGGAAATTGTACATCGATTACGACTACACCCCTGTCCCGCCGCTGGAGAACCTGACCCTGCGCCAGCGCATCACCGATACCTATCTGGCAGACCTGTCCGATTCGGTTAACAGCTAAGGAGCTGAAGCATGGCGTTACCACGCAAACTTAAATATCTGAACATGTTCAACGATGGCCTGAGTTATATGGGCGTTGTTGAGTCTGTCACCTTACCGAAGCTCACCCGCAAACTGGAGAAGTATCGCGGCGGCGGTATGCCGGGCTCGGTCTCTGTCGACCTCGGCCTGGACGATGATGCCCTGGCGCTTGAGTGGACCATTGGCGGTCTGCCGGACGTCGCGCTGTGGGCACAGTATGCCTCTCCGGGCGCGGACAGCGTGCCTCTGCGCTTTACCGGCTCCTTCCAGCGTGACGACACGGGCGAAATCTCCGCCGTCGAAATCGTCATGCGAGGCCGTCATAAAGAGTTTGATGGTGGTGAAAACAAGCAGGGCGAGAGCGGCACCACCAAGATGTCCACCGAGTGCGCTTACTACCAGCTGACCATCGATGGCAAAGAGATCATCGAAATTGACATCATCAACATGGTGCTGAAAGTCGACGGCGTCGATCGTCTGGCGGAACACCGTAAGGCGATTGGCCTGTAAACCTTTAACCGGCCGGGACTGCCGGCCGGTAAGTTAACTTTCTGAAGAGTAACGAAATGGAAAATATCAACGAGACCGTCATTAACGAAAGCGAAAACCCGAACACCATTACGCTCGACACCCCCGTTCTGCGCGGCGAGCAAAAAATCGAAAAGGTGACCGTCGCAAAACCCAACGCGGGGACCCTGCGTGGGGTATCGCTGGCGTCGCTGGCACAATCTGACGTCGATGCGCTGATTAAAGTGCTGCCGCGAATGACCTCGCCGGCCCTGACCGAGCATGAGATTGCGCGTCTGGATGCTTCCGATCTGCTCTCTTTTGCGGGCAAGGTGATCGGTTTTTTGTCACCGGCTTCGGCTCGCTAACATTTCCCGAAAACCTGTCGGTCGATGATCTGATGGCGGATATCGCGGTGATCTTTCACTGGCCGCCGTCAGAGCTGTACTCGCTGAGCATGACCGAACTCCTTATATGGCGCGAAAAGGCGCTGCAGCGAAGCGGAAACTACCATGAGTAATAATGTCAGACTTCAGGAGTTGCTTAAGGCAGTCGACCGGGCAAGCCGACCGCTTAACGCTATTCAGAACGCCAGTCTCTCTCTCGCGGCCAGTATCCGCGATTCAGAGGCGGCGTTGCGCGCGCTTGATGAACAGGCGGGCCGCATTAACGGCTTCAGAAAAGCCAACGAACAGCTCGCCGTGACGGGGCAATCTCTTGCCCGGGCGAAACAGCAGACCGCGGAGCTGGCGCTCCAGCTCAAAAACACCCAGAACCCAACCCGTGACCAGGCGGATGCGCTGGCGGCAGCCCGCCAATCTGCCGCCGCGCTTAAGCTTGAGTACAACAATTTACGCCAGTCAGTGCAGCGCCAGCGCGGTGAGCTGGCGCAGGCAGGGATTAATACGCGCACGCTGTCGTCAGATGAGCGTCGTTTAAGACAGGGTATCAGCGAAAAAACGCTACAACTAAATCGACATAAAGAGGCGCTTGCCAGGGTCAATCAGCAACAGGAGCGGCTTAATACCGTCCAGAACCGCTACGAGTCTGGCAAACGTGTTGCCGCGGGTGTGCAGCAGTTTGCTAATGCGAGCGCAGGAATGGCAAAGGCGGGCTTTAATCAGACGTCCCGCTTTATTGCCCCAGGCATCCGTTTTGAAAAGCAGATGTCTGCCATACAGGCAAGCCTGGGTCTGCAGAAGGGGGATACCAGGCTGGAGGCCATTCGTCAGCAGGCACGGGATGTCAGCGTCAGTACAGGAACCTCTACAGATGTTGTCACCCGGGCGCAGGGCGAGTTGGCCCGATCAGGCTATGACGCCGACGGGGTGGTGGCCGCCACTGTGCCGACGGTCAACCTCAGCCTCGCAGGGAATATTGATGCCGCGAAAGCGGTCGACATCATCCGCAGCACGCAGGCCTCGTTTAACCTGGCGAATACGGATGTTGAACGCGTTGCAGATGTCCTTACCCGCGGTTTCACTGCGTCCAATACCAGTCTCACCGAACTGAGTACCGCCATTGCATCCGCCGCACCTGCCGCCGGAGAAGCCGGCGCCAGCCTTGAGGAGACCACCGCGCTGCTTGGTATTCTGATGGAAAAGGGGATGAAAGGGGCCGATGCCGGCGCAGAGGTTAGCACCATGTTGAGCCGCCTGCAGACGCCGGATGGGCAGCGTTCTGCAGCGCTGAATGAACTGAAGGTGCAAACCCGGGATGGTGAGGGTAATCCACTGCCGACAGAGAATATCCTCAAGGCGATCTCTGCCTCATTCGAAAACAGCAAAATCGGTGCGGCTCAACAAACGGAATACCTGAAGGCCATTTTCGGTGCGGATGCGATGCAAGGCGCAGGCGTACTGGTTTCAGCGGCTGGGAATGGAACACTGGATAACAAGCGCCAGACACTCCAGGGCGCGAGGGGGAGCACCGCGCTGACAGCCTCGGTTCAGGGCGATAACCTCGAGGGTGATATCAGCAAGTTCCAGGCTGCATTAAACGGCCTGAAGATTGATGTCTTCGATAAGGCCGAGGGTGCCCTGCGCACGCTGATCTCAACCGCGACCGGATGGCTTAGTACGCTCTCTCTCTGGGTCAACGCTAACCCTGCACTGACGCAAGCCCTGGTCAGCGTGGTTATGGGCGCACAAGCCTTTGCCGGTGTCCTGGGCACGCTAGGTATGGTGGTCGCCCCCATTGTGTCAGGCCTGAATCTGGTGATAACCGCTGCCGGGATGCTGGGCACGGTATTCAGCGTAGTGGGGGGGAGCATCATGACGGTGCTGGGCGCCCTGAGCTGGCCCGTTATTGCTCTCGGAGCGGCAATTGCCGCCGGCGCTTTACTGATTCTTAAATACTGGGAGCCCATTAGCGCCTTCTTTGGTGGGGTGATTGAGGGGCTTTCTGCGGCCTTCGCGCCGCTGGGCGAGCTGTTCTCTCCGCTGTTACAGGCCTTTGGTTTCATTTCAGAAAAACTGGGCGGGATCTGGCAGTGGTTCATCGATCTGATTGCGCCGATTAAGGCGACGCAGGAAACGCTCGACAGCTGCAAAAATGTCGGCGTGGCATTCGGTCAGGCGCTGGGAGATGCGCTAATGGCGCCGCTAAATCTCTTTAACAGCCTGCGCGGCAAGGCCAGCTGGCTGCTGGAGAAACTCGGCGTCATAAAAAAAGAGTCGGGCAATATCGACTCGGCTGTACCGAAAGAAGACACCTCCTCTGCTGACGCCGGCAGTGCCTGGGACCCGGCGTCACCTGTTTACAGCGGCTTCATGGGATACCAGCCGATGGCAGCAGCGGGAGGGCGTTCTTACATCGATCAGAGTAAAAGTGAATACAACTTCACGCTGCAGGGAAGCGCAGTCTCCGGAACGGATCTGACTCGTCAAATCCGGGAGGCTATAGAGAGCAGTGAGCAGGTAAAAGCGAGACGGCAGCAATCCAGCTTTATGTATGGTTAAGGAGAGAGAAAATGTTAATGGTGCTGGGTCTGTTTGTCTTTGAACGACGAACCTTACCGTATCAGTCAATGGTATTTACAAAAGACTACCGCTGGGCATCCAACGAACGCATCGGGAAACCCAAAGCCTGGCAGTACCTTGGCGAAGGTGAGACATCCTTTAACCTTTCCGGATTACTTTACCCGGAGCTCACGGGAGGGCGGCTTTCTCTCAAGGCAGTTGAGCTGATGGCGAATGAAGGGCGGGCATGGCCGTTGATAGACGGTACCGGCATCATTCACGGCATGTTTATCATTGAGAAAGTCACGCATACGCATTCGGATTTTTACAGCGATGGCACTGCCCGGAAAATTGATTTTACCCTGGTACTGAAACGCGTGGATGAATCGCTGATGACGACGTTTGGCGACCTGAGAACGCAGGCCTCAGAGCTGGTGGAAAGCGCACGTAATAGCATTGGAGGGCTGGTGGGATGATCACCGAAATGAATATCCGGGCGGGTGGGAAAATCGCCCCTGATTTTATGCTTAAGCTTGACGAGCGCGATATCACGCAAAATTTCAGCCATCGCCTTATCAGTTTGACCATGACCGACAAACGTGGGCTGGAAGCCGATCAGCTGGATATTCTACTGGATGATTCCGACGGGTTGTTAGACCTGCCTGCCCGGGGGGCAAGACTGTCCTTATGGCTGGGATGGGAGGGAACACCGCTCCAGCCGAAAGGGGACTTTACGATAGATGCGATTGAATTCCGGGGCTCGCCGGACACGCTGACCATCCGGGGATGCAGCGCAGATTTTCGTGGGAAGCTCAACGTGCGGCGCGAACAGTCGTGGCATGACACGACGATCGGCGCGATAGTCAACACCATTGCTCAGCGTAACCAGTTTACCGCCAGCGTCGGAGCGGGACTTGCATCCATCGCCATTTCTCATATCGATCAGTCTCAGGAGACTGACGCGGCGTTTCTCTCCCGCCTGGCCGAACGTAATGGTGCATTTGTTTCAATCAAAGCCGGGAAGGTTATTTTTATGAAAGCGGGCCATGCCGTGACGGCCAGTGGCACACCGCTTCCCTTAATGATGATTGAGCGTGGGGATGGCGATCGGCACCTTTTTTCCGTCGCTGACCGTGAAAATTATTCCGGCGTGACGGCCAAATGGCTGCAAACGCGTGACCCAAAACAACAAAATACTCAATTGAGTATTAATCGTCAACCCGGGGGGCAGCCGACAGAAGGACTACAGCACCCGGATGCCGCTGCACCGGTAGCGGGAGCAGGAGGCAAGGCAGAGAAGCCGCAAGAGAGGCTGGTGGGGTCGGCGGAAAACGTTTTTGAGCTCGCCACGGTTTATGCCTCTGAAGAGCAGGCGCTCAGGGCTGCGGAGGCGAAGTGGCGCGCGCTTCAGCGGGGTACCGTGAATTTTTCCATCCAGCTGGCGCTGGGACGCGCCGATCTGTATCCCGAAACACCGGTGCTGGTCAACGGCTTTAAACGGGTCATTGACGAGCAGGCGTGGATTATCAACGAGGTGGTTCATACTCTCAGCGAGAGTGGATTTACCACGCAACTTAAGCTTGAGCTGAACGTCGCTGATGAAAAATTTTCTATCTCAAATGAGTAATTTATTTGCTATTGATGTCTTTTTGGGTATTATTGATTCACAAATTGTGAATTATGTGGAGGGGTACATGTTTCATTGTCCTAAGTGCAAGCATTCCGCGCATGCGCGTACCAGTCGCTATTTAAGTGAAAATACCAAAGAGCGCTATCACCAGTGCACCAATGTGGACTGCGGCTGTACGTTCGTGACGATGGAGTCCGTGGAGCGTCTGATTGCGACACCAGGCGCCGCTGAGCGTGTCCGAACGGCTTCGCAGACCCACGGTTAGCGACTGCGCCACCGGCTCAAAAAAAATCAATAAAAAAGCCACTCAATCGAGTGGCTTAATGATTTGATTCTACAGCTAAATTTGGTGGCCCCTGCTGGACTTGAACCAGCGACCAAGCGATTATGAGAACCATAACAGCCAAAGAAAAAACAATAACTTAGATAAAAATCAGGGACTTAAAAAACCAATATCCCCCAATAAAAGCCAATAATCTTAAGTTGGTGCGACACTTTTGCGACACTTTATATGTTCGTGCTGGGTATGGCCTTCATGTTGTTTACGGCTTGCTCCGGGGTGAGTTGAAGTGAGTTATATTTGAAAACACAAACAGAGCCATCTGATAAGGATAATGCAAAAACTTTATCAGAAATTGATGAAATATACCGATATTTGGTATTGGAAGGAGTTTTACATTGACCATCCGATTGAATCAAAAATGTGTCTCTACCATTTATTATTTTGGTCGAGTTAATGTAACCCCAAAGATAGGAAACCACCGGAAGGATGCATATTATTATTATGGCTAACCTACGTGCTAATTTAAGCTCATTTAAGAAAGTGGTTTTCTTTGTAATCAACCAGAAGGCAAAGACTGAAATAGCAAAAGGTATGGCAACTTGAAGAATGTCACCCCATGGATAATTTTCAATAGATGCTCCCTCCTTATCAGATTTGTACAGGGCTACAGCCGCAATTATCCCCACTATTGCTCCAATTGCGCTAACAGAAATAAGGAAGATATATTTTATGTCATGATAATACTTGATTCTTGCAGCAAACTCATTTTCAATCATAGAATATGCTTGGGTTTTTAATTTCTCCCAATAGTCTGCCGCGACAATACCAATGCTGACTACAATGCAAGGTATTGCTATTGTGTATAATATAGATGGTAGAATTTCAGTGAAAGATGCGAACTGTAATATATTTATTTCGAACGCTGACCAAAAAGCCCAAGAGTAAATAAAAGAATTACCGATTGCATACGCACAAGCCAACGCCCATAAAGTTATTTTAAGCTCAATATTCATTTTCTTCTTACCAAGGGGTTAAGTAATAGAGCTTCCTCTAAATGATTTGGGGCAAAATGAGCATAACGCATAGTCATTTTGATATCAGTGTGTCCTAGGATTTTTTGAAGGACTAAGATATTGCCGCCGTTCATCATGAAATGGGATGCAAACGTATGTCTGAGAACGTGCGTCAGCTGCCCTGCCGGTAATTCAATTCCTGCTCTTTCCAGAGCAGATCTAAAAGCGTAATAGCACGGACTGAAAAGCGCACCGTTCTTTTTTGGCAGTTCAGCTATGATTGCTGGATTTAATGGTATTGTGCGGTTGCGCTTACCTTTCGTTTTTATAAATGTGACCTTCCCAGCGCCGATTTGGCTGCGCTTCAATTTCTCAGCCTCTCCCCAGCGGGCGCCAGTAGACAGGCAAATCCTTATAATCATCTCCAAATCTTTAGCAGAACTGTGGCGGCTTTCTTCTAAAAGCTTGTCAATCTGCTCTCCAGTAAGATAGGCCATCTCACTTTCTTCTGTTCTGAACTGACGAACATTTTCTAACGGGTTTGGAGCTTCCCATTCCCCGAGTCGTTTTAATTCGTTAAAAACGGCCAGGAAATACGCGTGCTCCAGGTTCATGGTGCGCGGCGAAACCTGAGTGACTCGTTTAGTCCTGGCAAAATGGCCATCAAGCCTTTTAGCCCTATAAGCGGTGAACAGCTGCGCGGTGAACTCAGTAGCCATAGGAGAACCCATACATTCATCAGCCCATAGCATGGCGCTTTTACGCTTTTCACCATCTCGCAGGGTTATCCCGTGGCGCTCAAACCAGAGATGTATCAGGTCTGAAAGGCGACGTTTATCTTTTCCTTGCCCAAGCCAGGGCGTATCCTCAACTTTTTGCAGGGTGTAGTTTTCGAATGCTAACGCCTCGCCTTTAGTCGCGAACTTTTTGCGGATTCTCTTCCCTTGCTTGCCATCGCTACGGTTGACGGGGTAGAAGTCCGCAACCCATTGGCCATTACTTAGTTTTCTTACGGTCATATCACTGAATCGTCAGAACAACGCGCCCAATTACGGTTATGTCGTCGATACCACAATCAAAGGCCATACCGACGCCGCTTACTCTTACTTTTTTGATCGGGATGCGCGTAAGGGTGCGAATACTAGTTTTACCTTCAATCTCCACAAGCCACTGATCGTCATAAACCTCTGTGAATGTGGTATCGACGATAAACTGGTTGTTACCCTCCAGTACACAAATGGGGGAGGAAGGCAAAGGGACTCCAGGTAAGAAAGAGACCTTATCCAGCATGTACATCCCTGCTTCATAAATCAGTCCGTCAACGATTTTGCGACGGGGCATTTTCAGAATATCCAACTCTTCATCGTCAAACTTTCTACCTTGACCAGTAGCGAGCCACTCCAGCGATGCCCCTGTTTCAGCAACGCATCTCACAACCATATCAGCCGGAAATACCCCCCTCTTAAACCTCGCAGACAGGCTGCTGGAAGCCATATCAAAATGATCAGCTAATTGTAGTTTTGAAGTAAATCCGTAGACATCCATAACCCGATCCAAGACATCACTACTGTGGCCTATCTGTTTAAAGGAAAATTTGCTCATTAGCTCACTCTTTCGATTAAGTCGAAATTGATATTGATTTATCGATTAAGTCGAAGTAGAGTCTCCGTGTTGTAGGTTAAGTCGAATATTGGTTGATAACAGTGGATATTGGCGTATCCCTAACCGGAGAAGTTTGCATTATGCGTCCCAACATTACAATCGTGATCCCTGATCCATACATCCCGCTTGATGAGTATTGTCGCCGTACAGGCATGTCTAGAAGTACAGCGGAGAACCTGATTTCATACGGAAAACTGCCGATCAAGCCTAAAGGTGCACAGAAAAAAGGGCTGGTTGAAGTGAACATGGCCGCCTTAACCGTAATGGCGTTAAGCGAATGTGATGTTTCGCTTAACGCGTAATTCATCGTACGGATTAGGGAGGAGCTAACAATGTTTGATTATCAGACTTCTAAACATGCTCATTTTGATGCAGCTTGCCGAGCGTTTGCGCTGGCGCACAATCTGGAAGATTTAGCCGCTGCCGTTGGTATGCGTCCGCAGATTCTCCGCAATAAGCTGAATCCAGTTCAACCGCACCGCCTGACCTGCGATGAGCTTTTGGCTATCACCGATTACACCGAAGATGCGCGTTTACTGGATGGGATGCTGGGGCAGATTAACTGCCTCCCGTCCGTACCCGTCAATAACGCGACTGAAGCGAACATGCAGTTTTGCGCATTAAGCGCCACTGCAAACGTGGGTGCGATCGCTGGGGAAGCCGTTTCAACTGAGCACATGACCGCCGCACGCCGCACACAAATTCTTGATCGTGCCCGTGATGCAATCCGTTCCCTTTCCGTTCTGGCTTACACCGTTGAAAGCCGCCTCCAGTCTGCGCCGGTTCTTGCTGCTGCCGTCGATATTGTGACTACCAGCGCCAGCAGCATGATGTGAGGGATAACCATGAAAGCTTTCGTTACCTACCTGAAAAAAGAATCTCCGGCCATGCAGCTGGCCAGCGGGTCAACTGGTTGGCTTGAACTGCCAAGCGGCCAGCGCTGGAACCCTGGCCACCAGTACAAATTCAATACCCATTCATCTCGTCGTCCGTGGTGGTTTCGTTTGTTCGGGATTATCAGGGGGCGTTATGGCGATTAGCTCTAAGCAACAGGAAATCGGGCTTAAGTGGCTTGGGAATATCCGCCGCAAATACTGGAGTGAGAAAAGCGAAGCCGCCGAATGGTGGGACAAATTAACACCAGAATGGCGCGGGGTTGTTTTGCATGCGGCTGCAGTTGCTTCCGGGATGGACGTTTTCAAAGCCCATCTGAGCAAATGCTACTGGTCAGAGTTATTCGAACGCCTGGACTATCGGGCAATGATTCAGCTGCGCCAGGGCATATCCAGGGCGCGTCTGACGTTTGAAGGGTTCGGGAGTTTGAGTGACAGCGATTTTTCTAAGCGCAGCGCCAACCGCCAGGTGAAAAAGGCACATCCGATCCACAGCAGTAATGGCGTACAGATGATTATCGCGCCACATATCGTTCATAAGATGCAACAGCAGGAGAATCATTAATGTCCATTATCTCTGTAAACGCCAAAGAACTGGGGCAGGAGCTTGCTGCGTGGGGTGTTCCGCATAATTACGCCATTCTCTTTCTGGAGAAAAGCACCGTTAAAAATGGCCGTGTGGCCTTACATCCGTTTTTCTTTAACGACACCGAGCACATGACAAACAAGCGCCACTGGCTGGCCGTAAATGTTGCGTACTGGTGCTGTGTATATCGCGAAGCGGAAAGCCCATTTCAGCAGGTTGAAGCGCTGGCCGGTATTCGTTCCATGTATTACGTCGCGGGTTCATTGGGTGCTGGCGAAATCAAAGCGCTGATCCAGGAATGGTGGCGCAATACCTACGAGCTGCACAAAGTGCCAGCGCCAAGCTACTCAGCCGCGCCCGTTACCGTCTCTTTCCACTAATTCACTGCCTGAATTTTTGGCCATCCCTGTGGTGGCCGGGGATTCTTTTGCCTTGAGGAAACCAAAATGCAAAAAACAAATATGGTTTTACCCGTCAATCACTCTGGTCGTGACCTACTGGCCATGCTGGCCAAAGCTACCGAGGAAGGTAAAGCAGCGTCCGCCGATCTGTGTTCTACACGTCTGGATAAGCTGGCCACTTTTGCCGCCAATGAAGGTTTGAGCGCAGCCGAAATTGTAGAGCTGATCCGTGAAGAGGCTGCGGCCATTTGCAGCAAAGGCGGCGCAGCATGGCAATAAAAACCCCTCTCAAATGGGTGGGTAGCAAAGTCCGCCTTATGCCGCAGCTGCGTGGCCATTTGCCGGAAGGAAAACGCCTGGTGGAGCCTTTCGCTGGTTCGTGCGCCGTCATGATGAATACGGATTATGACGAATACTTGATTGCAGATGTGAACCCTGATCTTATCGGGTTCTATCGCGCAGCGGCAGCTGATACTTCAGCGCTTATCGAACGTGCTAAACATCTTTTCGCCACCTTCAACACAGAGCATGGCTATTACGATAGCCGTGATTCTTTCAACCATGACGCTGATCCGGAATGGCGGCCAGCGCTATTTCTTTTTTTGAACCGTCACGGTTTTAACGGCCTTTGCCGCTATAACAAAGAGGGGCGCTTTAATGTCCCTTATGGCAAATACAAAAAACCTTACTTCCCAGAGGTTGAGATTAAAGCGTTTGCTGAAAAAGCTAAACGTGCAACCTTCGTCTGTGCCAGTTACTCAGCAACGCTTGATATGGTTAGAGATGGCTATGATGTGATTTATTGTGATCCTCCTTATCTCACTGAGTCAGCAAACTTCACCGCTTACCACTCAACTGGTTTTAACCATATGGATCAGGGAAGGTTGGCGCGTAAATTACGCCGTCTTGCTGAAAAGGGCGTGAGTGTTGTCGCGTCAAACAGCGATCTGGAAATGGTGCATTACCTTTACGCCGGATTTGAGGCAGTGAAGGTCAACGCGCCCCGCAGTGTTGGTGCCGCAGCTGCAAGCCAGAAATCTGCCGCAGAGCTGATCCTGAAATCGCCATCCGTTGTAAAGGCTCGCGCATGACGCTCGTTGCTAATGGCCAACATCACGCCGTAGATATCTGGCGGCGTGATACCTTTGCGCCCGGAACGCCAGCAAACGCGACGATCACAGAGCGCCGTTTGTGGGCAGTTAACTCACAGGATTACGAATGGCGTTCACAGTTCCTTCATGAGATACCCGACTGGTTAGCCGGGTATTTTGGCAACCGTTACGAAAAGCTGTTTGCTGGCCGTGACGGCCGCCGCCGTGCCAATACATTCCTGCGCAAAACAATCGGTGAGAATGTATTGCCACGTCTGCGGAAAGTGGCTGCGCGTTACCAGCTGGCCGCTGATGTAAGCGATCTCTCATTCGGAAAGTCATTGCAGCGCTTGCCGTCGCTTGACCGTACCGATCTCAAAAAGCTGTCTGGCCAGATATCTGGCTGGATAGCTCAGATGTTTTATGACTTCACCGACACGCTGAAGGACAAACCAAAAGACGAAAGGGAAATGCGCCAGCGCACGCTGGAGGCTTACCGCAACCTTTGTTCGCTTTCCCTCATGCTGAACAATCAGCCGCCGTACTGGGCAGAGCACGAAGCCAATGATGGCCACCTGGAAACCCGAAAAGCGGAGTCCGGCATTTTGCGTCTCATGGCACCGGAATGGTGGTATCAGCGCCTGAAGCGTGCCCGTGACCTGCAACGTGAACATCTGGCCATTGCCGTTGGCCAGGTGCAGAAATCTGCCAGCGCCTACGTATCACGTAAAACCCTGGGCGAATGGATAGACCAGAAGAAACGCAATCTGGAGTTCTTCAAAAAGTTTGATCTGATGGACGAAGAGGGCAACCGTATTGCGCTGGACAGCATGGTACACCGCAGCGTTGCTAACCCGGCAATACGTCGCTGTGAACTGATGGTGCGTATGCGCGGGTTTGAAGATATCGCCAATGAACAGGGGCTGGCTGGCGAGTTTTACACAATCACTGCGCCTTCACGTTATCACGCTGTACACAGTAAGGGCGGCTTTGTGTCTCAGTGGAACGGATTAAGCCCACGGGACACGCAGCGTTATTTATGCAACGTCTGGGCAAAAGCACGCGCGGCGATCTCCCGTGCCGGTATTCATGTTTTTGGTTTTCGCGTGGTGGAGCCACACCACGACGGGACGCCACACTGGCATATGCTGCTGTTTATGCAACCGCATGACGTTGAGGCGGTACGCGATATCCTTTGCTATCACGCCAGGATTGCCGATTCAGAAGAGCTTCAGACACCCAACGCGCTTAAAGCGCGTTTTCACGTTGAGCCTATCGATCCCGCGAAAGGGTCGGCAACGGGCTATATCGCTAAATACATCTCAAAAAATATTGACGGCTTTGCGCTCGATGGCGAGCAGGATGAAGAAACCGGGGAAAACCTGCGCGATATGGCCAAATCCGTATCGGCCTGGGCATCCCGCTGGCGGATTCGTCAGTTTCAGCAAATTGGTGGTGCGCCAGTGACTGTCTGGCGGGAGCTGCGCCGCCTGGGCGATCAGCGCTTAACTGATAGCCGCATGGATGCGGTGCTGGCAGCGGCAGATGTTGGGGACTGGGCTGCCTATACCCAGTTGCAGGGCGGCGCACTGGTTGCGCGTCGTGATCTGGTTGTTCGCCTGGCCTATGAAATTACTGAGCAGGGTAACGAGTACGCTGAAGATGTTCAGCGCGTGCAGGGGATCTATTCGCCTTTAATTCCTGATTCCGAAGTTTGCACCCGTCTGGTCAAGTGGCAGAAGGTTGCGAAGTTGGCCGAAGCGCCAGCGGAGGCGGGTTTTTCTGGCGGCAGCGCCGCCCCTTGGAGTTCTGTCAATAACTGTACGGAGGGGGGAACCCGGAGACGGTTAAAACTGGAACTGAACCAGCGAGGGTTTGCCGGAACGGATGAAGAAATCGACATTCTGAAGCGGGGAGGCGGTCTTAAATTTGGCCGTTCTGCCCTGATTTACAGGGAGGGACGGTTGCAGGAGAAGCGGAACAATCCGGAAGATGAACAATGGCCAGGCTGGCAGTGATAGCTTGTAAGTGTGTGATATCTAATAGCTAAATTATTAGTTGCACCAATAATTATTTCACATATTGTGCTTTTAGGTGTGCTGTATGCTTATACAGTATTTTGTTATTTGTGGAGGCTGCATGGATATCTTAGAGGCATCAGTAAAGCTGGAGCGCATCGAACTACTGGCAAAAATAGCCCATGCAAGTGAGATGAGTTCGAAGGAAAAAACTATTGCCTTAACGTGGATCGGTGAAATTGCTGAGGAAATGCGTTGCGTGGTCAGGGGGGAAATAAAAAACCCCCGTAGCGGGGGCGTTTCAGGCAGCGGGTGCAGCCTTCAATAAATCCAGAGCCATTTGTTTCTGATCGGGTGACAGGTTTTTGAGCAATGTTTGCACCAAAGAATCACCCGTTTTAGCGCTGGGGCTGAGAGTGTGGGAAAACGTCAAATTCATAACAAAAGTGTGCCCACACTCCACATCTGCGCATGCGCAGTAGATATCCGCAATCTGGCGGTGCTTCCGGTTAGTCTTGCGAATCACAGCCTTTGAGCCACATTCAGGGCATTCAATTTTCAGGACTCTCATATTCCGCTCTCCAGCTGTTAAATAATGCCTGGATTTTAGCCTTTTTTGTCTCATGCTGCACCCTTCTCCGTTGTTTCCGTTGCAAAATTCAGATGCAGGTGGCGCGGGATTTCCGGATCGCTGTTGATGGCCATCGCCAGGCGGCGCTGAATGGGCAAGACTTCATTTTTTTTGTAGGTGCGTTCAACCTTTTCCGGGTCGCCCAGTCCGGCAGTGTTCTGCGGAACGATACCCGCGAGCCCGGCCGGGAAGCGGTGCGCGTTCAGAATGTCCTGGGCGCTGATGTTCTTCACGCTCGCAAACTCATCTTTGGCTGAAATATCCCCCATCTCAATAAACTTGATCGCGTCCCCGTCGCCGCCAGGGATATTCACCAGGATGGTGGAGAAGTTGCCGATCCCCTTGCTGTCCCGCAGCTGCTGTTCAATCTCTTCCTCCATTTCGTCCGTCATGCTGGGGTCACGGGTATACAGAATGCCGCCAGTGTGTGCGCCGTTGTGGTAGTAGCGACGGCGGAAAATGACCGCCTCACTGTTCAGCAGGGCAGAATGAACGCCGCCGATGTAGTCCGGCAGACCATAGATGTGCTGCTGCGGGTCATACATCTTGATGAAAATGATATCGTCAGGCGGGAACGCCAGCGGTTCGCCTTCCTGTAAAACCACGTAATCCCCTGGCACAGTCTCCGCGTTTTCTTTCTCCTTACGGCGGCGCAGGTAAAGTCCCGGCAGTGGCTGAAGCCCGATCACATCGCCCCAGCCATTACGGACTTTGGCCACGGCGATATCCCCGAAAGTCAGATAATCAAACACAGCGGCTTCCAGCTCGTCGAACGTCAGCCCGCCGCCCTGATAGTCCGCCGTGACCATGTTTTTACGGGCGTGGATAATCCCGCCGTGCTGGCCGTTCAGGTTGATAAGCTGCGCCAGCGCCAGACGGTCAATCGGCTGGGTGTAGTGGTCGGCGGCGTTGTCGTACCAGATTTCCCGGTAATCGGTTCCGGTGGTCAGTACCGGTTCTGGTTTGCCAAAGCTGATAATGCTCATTTTTTTGGACTTATCACCGCGCTGCTCGCGCTTCACAAAACGTTTCTTTTTGCTCATGCTGCCTGTTTCCTTACACCCCAGTGGGATTTTGGTTTGTTTTCATAGTTCAGTGGTTCGTTATGCAGGGCGTGGGTGATTGCCCAGAATGCCTCTGCGTGGCCAGTGTCCTGGCTGCGGTCTGCAATAAAGGTGACTCCATTGCCGCTTTTAGTGCTGGCACGCCTGACTGACATAAAACTGGCGGGGATTTCTTTCAGGTTTTTGTCCCATTCGATACGCTGGCTTTCCACCACGTCTGCGGCTTTTACAACCAACTGGTTTTTGGTGTTCATGTCGTAGCGGATCGGGACAACAACCTTCATGGCAAAGTGCTGTATGTTTTCAAACACACCCTGGCCGATCCCGGTTACATCCACGCCCAGATAAGTGAAGTTGTACTGGTCGAACAGCTTTTCTATCTGCTTTGCCTGGTAGCGGAAGTTCATGCCCTTCCAGTAAATCACTTTTAGCACACGGAATTTTTCTACGGCGAACATAGGCGGGGCGACAATCACGAAACACGACAAATCGCCGCTGCGTGCCGGGTCAAAACCGCCCCATACTGGCCTGTCACCAAACGGCCGTTTTGCGTCCGGGTCGTGATCCTGCCAGGTATCAACCTCAACGCCGCACGCTTCCAGGTCGGAAAAGCTGAAAACGGAATCCTTGCTGTCCACGAACACGCACATGTAAAGCATGTCGAATGTGGCGGTGTTGTAGCGGTTGCGCAGCTTCTCAATGTTGGCCAGATTGAAGCCGCCCGCAATGGCATCTTCCATAGTGATGACATAGCGCCACTGGCCATCCGGACAGAGCCGGCCGCCGTCCCGCATTTCATCGAACAGCGGAAATTTGATGGCCGCACGTTTCCTACTGCCCTGTTTCCACTCTTCACCCGTCCAGAACGGGTACGCCTGGTGCGTTTTGGCCGATGGTGTGGAAAAGTAGGTGGTTCGCCATTTGTCATGGGTGGCCATCGCGCTGGCCACTTCATTGAGTTTTGCGAAGTTGGGCACCCAAAAATATTCATCGCAGTAAAGATGGCCACTGTATGACTGTGCGGTGTTTTTGTTGGTAGACAGAAAACGCAGCTCTGCGCCGTTGCTTAAACGGATCGGGTTCCCGGTCAGTGTGATACCGAAATACTGTTCAGCAATGTTCACGATGTAAGACCGGAACACCTCAGCCTGTGCTTTGGACGCGGACAGGAAGATTTGCGGATCACCCGTCATTACCGCGTTTTCGAATGCTTCAAACGCAAAATACCAGGTTGCACCGATCTGGCGGCTCTTCAGGATGTTCCTGACAAGCTGCCCAATGTTGCGGCGCAGGTGTTTCTGATATTCAAAAAGATGCTCTTCAGCCCAGGTGTCAAAATCCTCCTGGGTAAGTGACGAGATATCGTTTTTCTTGTACTTGCGTTTACCGCGGGGTTCATCCTCGTTATCCCCTCGCGCAGCTGCTTGCCGTTCTCCCTGGCTGCTGGCCAGCTTTTCTTTATGTTTATTGCTCTGGGCACGCAGCTTTGTGGCGTGAGCAATAAGCAAATCCATTTCTTTTAAATCCAGATCCGTTTTATTGTCGCGCCCGGCTAACAACTGGTAACGGCGTTCAATTGCCTCCTCTGTACTTTCGAAACTGAGCAGGTCAGCCCATTTATATTTTTCCGCCCAGTAGTAAACGATCCGCGCATTCGGCAGATTTAATTCTGATGCAATTTCTTTAGGCGTATAGCGGCGCAGGTAAAGAGCGCGGACAACGCCTTTTAATTCTTCTGAGTATTTAGCCATAGATTTAATTATGCCGTGCTAATGATGAAAAAACGGCGGGGTTAATTCGGGGTTGTTCGGTAAAAGCTTATAACCGAACTGTTCAGAATAAAGCGTAATGCGGGGATGTATTTAATTAGCAATAATCAAATCCACAGCAAGGGAAACAGTTAATCGACAGAGGGGGAAATATGTGTCGCATTTAAAAACTGGCTGGCTGTGTGTTGCGACTGAAGGCGATACGGTTGATGGACGAGTGATGGAGCGGCAATGGATTATCGACATGGCGGAAACCTATGATCCAAACCATTACGCTGCGTTGATATGGCCAGAGCATGATGATTCATGTGGAAACTTCGGTGAAGTGCTGGAGGCGATGTGGCAGGACGGTGATGACGGGCTGGCGCGGCTGTATGTCAGTCTGTGCCCGAATAAACGCCTGATTTACGCAAACGACGAAGGCCAGCTGCTGTATTTCTCCGTAGAGCCGGAGCTGAACTGGCGCGGAGGGGAGCGTACCTATCTGATGGGGCTGGCAGTCACAGACCATCCGGCCAGTGTCGGTACAACACGACTGCGCTTTAGTCGGCGCAAATTAAACAAACAGGGATATTACAGTTGTGTGATTTCCCGTAACGGTAAAATTACGCAGGAAGGGAAGATGAAAAACTGGCAGAAATTGTTTGGTATTAAGCCGAAATTTGAAGATGAAAATTCGCAGGACGATCCACCTGCTGATGATAAATTGCAGGCGCTCGCGAGTGCCCTGAACGATCTGGAAGCGCGTGTGGGTGCAATTGAAACCCAGCTTAATTCCGTGCAGGACGATGTTGACACTATTACCGAAGTCGTAGACACGGAAGAGTTTGCCGTTATTCGTGACAATGCAAAAGAGATTGTTACCCGATTTAATGATTTGGGTAATAAAGGCGGTCAGCGTAAACAGCGTCAGGTGCCAGCCAAATCCGGTAAATTTAGTTACCTGTAATTAGCCGCAACGCGAATAAGCAAAACATTTTAATTATCGCTTAATTGCGAGGGAGTCTTATGTTACTGAATAACCGTGCGCGGGATTTACTGGACAATTATACGGCGGGTATGGCGCAGCATTTTGGCACGCAAAACCCTGGCCGTTATTTTTCGCTAAATGACCCGCAGGAAACAGCGCTGCGTCTGGCCATGCTGGAGTCTGTTGAATTCCTGAACTGGATCACCACGCTGGATGTTGACCAGTTGAGTGGCCAGGTCGTCAACGTGGGCGCGTCTGTTCTCCATACCGGGCGCAGCGAAACAGGCCGTTTTGTCCGCCAGGTAGGGGTTGACGGCAATACTTATTCACTGGTTGAGACAGACAGCTGCGCGGCGCTGCGCTGGGATCTGCTTTCCGTCTGGGCGAACGCCGGGAAGGAAGAAAACGAGTTTTACAACCTGGTGCAGACCTTCAGCACCCAGGCATTTGCCATGGACATGCTGCGTATCGGCTTTAACGGTACACACCGCGCCAAAACCACAGACCCTAAAGCCAACCCAAATGGCGAAGATGTCAACATTGGCTGGCATGAAATCATGAAAACGATGCTGGACGGCAAGCAAATCATGACCGATCCGGTGGTGCTCGATCAGGCGGGGGATTACAAATCGCTGGATGCAATGGCCTCCGATCTGATTAACGCCAAAATCCCGGCACAGTTCCGCAATGACCCGCGCCTGGTGGTGCTGGTAGGTGCTGACCTGGTGGCTGCTGAACAGTACCGACTATTCCAGGCTGCTGACCGCCCAACGGAGAAAATCGCTGCGCAGATGCTGGGCAACACGATTGCTGGTCGTAAGGCGATTATCCCGCCGTTTATGCCTGGCAAACGCATGGTGGTTACGCCGCTTTCTAACCTGCACATCTACACCCAGCGCAATACGCGCCAGCGTAAAGCACGCTTTGAAGATGATCGCAAACAGTTCGAAAACAGCTATCTGCGTAATGAAGGCTATGCGATTGAAGAGCCGGAGCTGTACGCGGCGATTGATGAAGATGCCGTGACAATCGGCAAGCCGTCAGAGCCAGTGGAGGGTTAATCAATGTCTCTTTCACCCGCGCAGCGTCATAACCAGCGCATTGCGATGGAACAAAAGCTAAAGCAAAGCCTGGCCGTTGGTACCACGGAAAGCATGCACCTGTTGATTAAGGCACTGGAAACAGACGTGGAACAGGTACGAAGCCTGCCGCTGATTGCTGATCGCGTTGAGCACAAGCGCAACGTGCTGCTGCCGAAATGGGTTCCGACTGTGGAAGCGTATCTGGCCAGCGGTCAGGTGTATGCAAATCCGGTTCTGGCCTGGTGCGTGATCTGGCTGTTTGACGTGGGGGATCTGGATAAGGCGCTGGAATGGGCGGATATCGCTATTACCCAGCAACAGGCCACGCCGGAACGGTTGCGCAGCAATTTCCCAACGTTCGTGGCCGATACGATGCTGGCCTGGGCGGAGGAGTCTGCGGGGCGCGGGGAAAGCATTGAGCCATATTTTTCACGCACGTTTGAGAACGTGGCCACCAGGTGGCGGCTGCATGAGCAGGTGACGGCGAAATGGTACAAGTTCGCCGGGTTGCAGCTGCTGCGCGGTGAGGATGGCCAGAAAACAGCGGCGGGTGTTGATGATATCGACACGCTAAAAAAAGCCGATGAATTGTTGGCCACAGCTGAAAAATATTATTTGAAAATCAGCGTCAAGACACAGCGGCAGACCATTGCCGCACGTATTCGACGTCTCGAAAAGGAGCTTAAAGATGGCAACAGTAATCAAGTTTAAACATGAGTTGGGGCAGTTGGTGAGAGTCACGATCAGTGGTGAAAAAGGGCATGTAAAAGCCCGTGCTGAATACGTCAATTGCAGCAATCAGTACCTGATCCATTATCTGGCCGCAGATGGCCGCGCAGTGGATTCCTGGTTTGATGAAAACGAGCTGACACCCGTTCAGTCTTAAAGACTACCGCAAGCCAGGCGGGCGCGGTGGAGGGCAGAAACACGATGTGAAGCTGCGCCGTGGAAACCGGACAGCCCGCCTATTTTTTCGGGGGAGCCATGTTTAGTGGAAAGCCGCTTGATTATCAGGACGAGCCGCTAAAAAACGAAGGATTCTGGCCAGACCTGAACCTGAAGGACTTTCAGGCACAGCGAGCTATCCCGGCTGATGTTGACGCGGACACTGTTGCCCAGGCTCTGCTGGCGGCCGTGGCGGAGGTGAATGCGGAGCTGGAAAAAGTAGAAGCCAGCTGGAAGGCAAGGGGGATTCTGAGCGCAGAGGACGCGCCGGGGGCACGGATGGGGGAATTAAATGCCCTTTGTGCGCAATACATAAAGGCGGTTTTCGCCAGAGCAAAAGCGGACTTGTTGGGGGAATTCGCCACGGTTGGGCGGCGCGATACTCACCCCGGCCAGGAAAGCACGGAAACCCGCGCCGGGTTGCTGACTGAAGCCTCGGTGGTGATCCGACGCATTAAGGGACTGAAACGGGCAACGGTGAAAAAGGTATGAATCAGACACAGCTTGAAAACCTGACGGCATTCTTTACCGACAACGTGCCAGCCCGTGCGATGCAGTCGTTTGACAGCGTGGTGGATGAAATGGAGTTCGTACCGGCTGCAAAGGATATGGGGCTGGGGCAGTACCGCCAGGCGGTAATTCGTTATGACGCGGTACTGAGCTGGGAGCGTTTCCCGTATCGCCTGTGTCCGCCGCAGCTGCTTATGTCGCTGATGGCTGCCTGGCTCGATGAGGCAGACCGGGAGTTACTGGACGAAATCGGGGTAACTGAGGCGGATCCGCAGTGGGATGTGTCGGTGGCCGATGAAGAAACCGCCGATATTGTCCTGACGGTTCCCATGGCGGAAGAGCTGGTGATCCGTGAGGACGAAAAGGGATTAATCCCCTGGCAGGGCAAGCGGTGGTCACTGGTTGAGCCGGAAATCTGGACGGCGCTGACCGCAACGATTTACGGCGTGGATGAATCCGGCGCGCCTGTGGGCGATGCGTCGTGATTGCCGGAGGGGAGCTTAACAAGCGCCAGCTGGCGGAGCTGAAAAAGGCGCTGGCCAGCATGGAGCTGCCGCCCAAAAAACGGCAGCGGCTGCTGTGGCGAATGGCGAAATACGGCGTGATTGCCGCAGCTAAACGCAACGTGCGGAACCAGGAAACGCCGGAAGGGGAAGCCTGGGCAGGACGCAAAACAAAGCGCAAAGGGAAGATGCTGCGCAACATGCCGAAACTGCTGCATATCCGGGAAATGCCTGAAATTCAGGCCGTGCGGATCTATCTGCAAGGTGGCGGCTACCGGAACGGGGAAACACCTGTACCCGCTGGCACAGTGGGCTATTCACAGCAAAACGGCATGCGCGTCCGGGTAAGTCGCGCCAGCCAGCCAGGGAAGGCACAGCCAGGCAAGATGGCCACCGCTGCGCAGGGAAAAAAACTGCGTACGCTGGGCTACCGGGTGCGCCGGGGTAAGCGCTGGAAGAAGCCCACTATCCGGGAAATAACCAGCGAAATGCCATACGCACAGGCGGGGTTGCTTATCCGGAAGTTAAGCGGCAAGGCAGTAAAAACGAGCTGGACTATCGATCTCCCTTCCCGCGTATTTCTGGGAATGGGTGATGAAGACTTTAACAAGGCGCTGGCACGCCAGCTTCAGGCCATTGGCTTTGGCTGGGATGTAAATGCGCAGGATATCAGGGGGAGAACATGACCTGGCCAAATGTGACCGTTAACCAGGTAAACCAGCTACTGGGTGAAACCAATGAGGTGGAACGCACGGTGCTGTTTATCGGTACGGGAACCAAAAACACAGGCAAGACGCTGGCAGTAAACACCCAGAGCGATTTTGACGCGCTTCTGGGTGAGGCTGACAGCCAGTTAAAACGGGATGTGCTGACGGCAATGTCGAATGCTGGCCAGAACTGGTGGGGGTTCGTCCATGTGCTGGCCGCTGACAGCGAGCCGGACGCATGGGTTAAAGCGGTGCTGGCCGCGCAGGTCTCGTGTTCTGTTGAAGGCGTGGTGCTGTGCAATGACATTTCCACAAAGGCGGAAGTTAACCAGGCCATTACGCTGCGTGCGGATCTGATCGCCAAATACGGCCGCTGGGTGTGGTTCATTCTGGCCACGCAGGGAATGCAGGATGAAGAGGGACAGGCGGATTACCTTGCGCGTATGTCCATCCTTCAGGACGGCATTGCGGAAAAAGCGGTGCAGCTGGTTCCCCGCCTCTGGGGGAATGAGCCGGGTGTGCTGGCTGGCCGTCTGTGCAGCCGCGCCGTTACCGTGGCTGACAGCCCGGCGCGAGTAAAAACAGGAGCGCTTGTCAGCCTGGGCAGTGATGAACTGCCGCTGGATGGCACAGGTGCGGTGCTGGAGCTTGCCACGCTTCAGGCGCTTGAGGCGCAGCGCTTCAGCGTGCCGATGTGGTATCCGGACTATGACGGGTTCTACTGGTCAGACGGCCGCACGCTGGACGTTGAAGGGGGCGATTATCAGTCCATTGAAACACTGCGCGTGGCCGATAAAGCCGCACGCCGGGTGCGTCTGCTGGCCATCGGCAAAATTGCAGACCGTTCACTGAACAGCACGCCGGGCAGCATTGCCGCACACCAGACGCTGTTTGCAAAGCCGCTGCGCGAAATGTCCACGGCAGCAAACATCAACGGGGTTTCATTCCCCGGCGAGGTGAAGCCGCCGCAGGATGGTGATGTCACCATTGTCTGGAAAAACAAAAAGGCGGTGGAGATTTACATTGTGGTGCGCACCTGGGAAGTGCCGCTGCAAATCACCATTAGTCTGTTACTGGATGCCAGCCTGGAGGCCACCGCATGACCAAACGTATTTCGGGGATGTCGTTTGATGCTTATGTTGACGGCGATCTGATCCACATTGAAAAAATTTCTCTCGATATCACGGATAACAGCGCCGCCGCGCAAACCCGTGGTGTGCCGGATGGCCACGTTGATGGTGATGTTGCCGCAGAGGGAGAAATTGAAGTCAGTTCCAAAGTGCTGGGTGTACTGACAGCAAAAGCCCGCTCTGCGGGTTCATGGCGCGGTATTGAGCCTGTGGATTTCCTCTTCTATGCGAAAGCGGGGAATGAGGAAGTCAAGGTGGAGACATTCGGCTGCAAGCTTCAGCTGAGTAACCTGCTGGATATCGATCCGAAGGGCGGCAGCGTGGCCACGCACAAAATCAAATATTTCGTGACCAGTCCGAAGTTCGTAAACATCAACGGCGTTCCGTATCTGGAAGCGGAAGCCACGGAAAACCTGATCGGTTAAGGGGCAGGGATGCAGGAGTACGAAAAAGGCGCACTGACGCTGGCGGTTATGGGGGCGCTTATCGCGCTGGGTAAGTTACTGTCCAGCAATGAGCCTGTTACGGCGCGGCTGGCCATCGGGCGCGTGATTGTCGGGAGTGCGCTTTCTGTGGCTGCGGGTTCGGCGCTGTATCTGGTTCCGGAGTTGCACCCTCTGGCGCTGCTGGGGATTGGTTCAGCGCTGGGGCTGGCCGGACTTCAGGGGGTTGAGCTTTGGCTCAAACGTAAAGGGATTAACGCAGGGGCGGGTAAATTATGACATTAAGTGAAAAACAGCAGCTGTTTACCGTGATGGTGGCCAGTCTGATCAACTGGGCTGAAGAGCATGGCTATCGCCTGACTTTTGGCGAGGCGTACCGCACGCCGGAACAGGCGGCGCTGAACGCTAAAAAAGGCAGCGGTATCACCAACAGTCTGCACACACAGCGTCTGGCCGTGGATTTTAACCTGTTCGTGAATGGCCAGTACAAAACGGACACGGCTGATTATCTGCCGCTGGGTGAATACTGGGAATCGCTGGGCGGAACGTGGGGCGGCCGCTTTAAATCCCGTCCGGACGGTAATCACTTCAGTCTGGAGCATAACGGGGTGCGCTGATGACAAACGGCCAGTGGCTGGTAGTGGTTGCGCTGGCGTTTGTCTGGGGCTGGCTGACCGCTGACTGGCGGCGTGACAGTCTGGAGCTGGCGATCAACTCCGCCGCACAGGTTGCGGGTAACAAGTCCCGCAAGGCAATGATGGAGATTGCCAGCGAGTCCGCCAGGGGACTGGAAGAGAAGCTGGAGGCGCTGGAAAGTGGCAGACCGAAGGAAATCAGGACGGAAATCCTTAAGCCGGTATTCACTAATGTTTGCGTGTCTGATGAATTTATCCGGATGTATAACGCAACCGTCGACAATACCGAACGTACCCTATCAGGAAAATCTGAAGCGAAAATGCCCAACGGAAAATCTTCCGCGCATTAAAGGTAATACCGGGGCGGATATTGCTGCCCCTGCTATTGAATATCAGGATTTATATTCTGTGTGTGCAGCACGTCATAACGCGCTGATTGATGAAATGAATAAACGAGAGAGTGTATTAAATGGAACAGAAAATTGAATTATCCGTGTGTGGTAAAACCATTGTATTTTCACCAAACCAGACCGCCTATAACAAATTCATTAATGAAATGGCGATGGATAACAAAGTTGCCCCGGCGCATAGCTATCTTATGCGTATTGTTGAACCAGAAAGTAAAGACGCGCTGACGGAAATCTTGAAACATCCCGGTGCTGCGTTGCAGTTGACGGGCAAAGTAAATGAAATTTACGCACCAGAGCTGGAAATTGAAGTAAAAAACTGACAAGGCGAGTCCGGGCTATTGAGCGAAACGGACTCGATCAGTATTTAATTTTACGCCGTCATTATTTACCCCACGGGGAAGATTCCATTGATGATATTGCCGCCGCTGTCTGGCTGGATAATCGTTACTGGGAAAACATGCGTATTGCTACGGCAAACGGAATAGGCACTGCTTTTAAAGGCGCTGAATGAAACAGTTAGATTTTACATTAAGCCTGATCGATAAATTGTCCCGCCCGTTAAAACAGGTGCAGAACAATGTGACCGGCTTTGCGGATAAATCAAAAGCAGCGTTTATGCAGATTGGAGGCGGCGTGCTGGCGCTGGCCGGAACGGGAATGGCCATCAAAGGCGCATTGTCTCCGGCCATTGAAATGTATGACGCGCTGAATGATGCGGCCGCAAAAGGCATCGACAATTCTGCGCTTAAAACTGTTCAGCGTGATGCACTGGCGTTCAGCACCACATACGGAGCCAGCGCGGTGGAGTTTGTGCAGTCCACTGAATCAATCAATGCGGCCATCGCCGGGCTGACCGGGAATGAACTGCCGAAAGTGACCAAAGTCGCCAACGTCCTGGCGTTTGCCATGAAATCAACCGCGGCGGAAACGTCGGAGTTCATGGGGCAGATGTTCGGTAACTTTGCGTCTGATGCCGCACGCTTGGGCAAAGTGCAGTTTGCTGAACAGCTGGCCGGAAAGATGGTTTACATGCGCAAGACGTTCGGCGCGGAAATGGCCACTATCAAAGACCTGATGGAAGGCGCGCGCGGGGTGGGGACAAACTATGGTGTCGGGCTGGATGAACAGCTGGCCGTGCTGGGGCAACTGAGCCGCACGCTGGGAACGGAAGCGAGCAGCGCTTACGAAGGCTTTATGACGGGCGCGATTGATGGCGCTAAAAAGCTGGGGCTGTCCTTCACCGACGCTACCGGGAAAATGCTGTCCATGCCTGAAATGCTGACGAAGCTACAGGGCAAATATGGCAAGAGCCTGGAAGGGAACCTGAAGGCACAGGCGGAGCTGGATGAAGCCTTTGGGGACAGTTCGGCGGTGGTTAAACAGCTGTATGGCAACGTGGCGCTGCTTCAGCGCAATATCACCGAGCTGGGCGGCGCTGACGGGCTGAAACGTACCCAGGAAATGGCGGCCAAAATGGTTAAGCCGTGGGATCGCTTTATTGCCATCCTGACGGCCATTAAAACCGTTATTGGGCTGACGCTGATCCCGGTGCTTTATCCCCTGCTGAATCGCCTGGCGGATATGGGGCAGACCTTTGCCCGCTGGATGCAGCTGTTTCCCAATATTGCACGGGTGGTGGGTTATGCCGCACTGGCACTGCTGAGTTTTGCCGCCGTGGGAGCCATCGCCAATATTGTGATGGGTGTTAATACGTTTGTGATGATGGGCGTAACGAAGGTGCTGGCACCTATGGCCAGACTGCTGGGACTTAATCGCCTGGCAATGCTCGCGAGTAATGCTGTAACACAGCTGTTTACTGCCGGATTGCGTCGTTTACGTGCCACCCTCCTGGCGGCAAGTATCGCCGCCCGTGCGGGTTCCGCCTCGTTCTTGCTGATGATCGGCCCGATAGCGGCCGTTGCCCTGGCTATTGCTGGCGTGGTGCTGGCGGTTATCAAATTCTGGCAGCCGATTAAGGCGTTCGTCAGCGGTTTTATCAGTGGTTTCAGCCAGGCCAGTGGCGCACTGACTCCGTTTAAGGGGCTTTTCAGCGGCATCGCCACGGCGGTGGGCTGGGTCTGGAACGGCGTGAAAACGCTGTTTGGCTGGTTTGGCAACCTGCTTTCCCCGGTACAAATGACCGGGGAAAAACTGGCTGGCGTGACCAGCGCGGGGGAAACCTTTGGTCGTGTCGTGGCGGGTGCGGTTGGCCTGGTTCTGACTCCGTTTCAGCTGGTTTATCGTTCCATTCAGACGGTCATTGAGATGTTCGGGATCATTATTGAGGGTTGGGGTGATGTGGTTAACGCCTTTGATATTAATTCTCCTGTCGCATCATTTGAAAAAATGGCCAGTGTGATCGGTGGTGTGTTCGGGAAACTGTGGGACGCGCTGAAAGGTTCATTTACCGGAACGTACAACTGGATTATTGAAAAGCTGAATAAAATTCCGGGCGTAGATATTGCCCTGGCTGCTGATTCAGGTTCGGGAGCTAAAAAGGGAATACCCTTTAATCCTAAACAAATTGAACAGACTGCGATCACTTCACCTGAAATAAAACAGGTTGAGTATGGCGGGAATATTACGCAGCACTTAACGCAAAACACGTTATTACCGGAGCCGCCGCCAGCAATCGCCCCCAATGTACTTTTAACAGGCGGGGAGCTGAAAGGCATTGAGCGCGGCGGTATCAGTAAAACCATAAACAGTAATTCTAAGTCTGTTACGGACAACAGCCGCAAAATTGACACGGTGAATATTTATCCGAAAGAAACGCTTTCACCGGGACAATTGCAGGAGTGGCAGGAGCTAAACCCATGAGTGATTTGCTTTACATCGATCTGCTGATTGAAAACGGTAATTTCGTTCTGAATACCGGAAAAGAGCCTGAGCTGTGTAATAACCGCAAAAGTATCGGGCAGGACATTATCCACAGCATTCTGGAAAGCGGTCTGGCCACGCAGCTGGTTGGCGAACGTAGCCCGACTTTACGCGCGGATATCTTCACGCAGCTGGAGCTGCTCATTGAAGAGGATGAACGCATTGTGCCGGGAACGGTGGAAGTGAGTGAGGAAAGTCAGAAGCGGTTATGGATAACGGCGAGCACGTATGACTTTGGCGGAATATCGGCGCAGGTGGAGCTATGACGGAAAAGCCGCAGGTGGATTTTGAAGAGGTGGTGAAGTCCAGCGGGATGCCCGTTACGGAAGAGGCGGCGCGCACCCGTTTCAATGCCATCGCCGCAGAGGAAGGGCTGATTACTAACACATCGCGCATGTCTCCGTTCTGGCGGCTCATTACCGCCATTGTGACCGCGCCAGTGATGTGGCTGAAGGATGCGCTGGTTTCGGTGGTCATGACCAATATGTTTGTGGCCACTGCGGGTGGACAGATGCTGCGTCTGCTGGCCTGGGCGGTGAACGTCACGGCTAAACCTGCCAGCGCTGCGGAAGGTGTGATCCGCTTTTACAAGGAAGATTCAAAACAGGCCGTTACCGTGATGGCTGGAACGGTTGTTCAGACAGAAAGAATAAACGGCAAAATTTACGCTATGGCCACCGTGGCCGATGTGGTGATCCCGTCCGGCACGGCAAGTGCTTTGCTTTCCGTCAAAGCCACTGGAACAGGCGGGGCGTTCAACCTTGCGCCGGGTTATTACCGCATTCTGCCCGTGGCCGTGGACGGTATCAGCCATGTGGCCAGTGAAGAGGACTGGCTGACCGTTCCGGGCGCGGACGAAGAAAGTGATGATGAATTGCGCGAGCGCTGCCGGAATCAGTTCAACCTGGTGGGGAACTATCACACGGACGCGGTTTACCGTTCGATGATTGCCAGTGTGGCCGGACTGAGCATTGATCGGATTTTCTTTCTGCATGATGCGCCACGTGGTCCGGGTACAGCAAACGCGTATCTGTTGCTGGACAGCGGGGTAACGTCTGAGCCGTTTATTGAAGCCGTTAATGACTACATCAACACGCAAGGCCACCACGGCCACGGGGATGATATGCAGTGTTTTGCCATGCCGGAAACCCGTCACGATCTGAGCGTGACGGTGTATGTCAGAAACCTGAGCAACCTGGAGGCGGAACAACAGGACGCGCTGAAAAAAGGGATTGAAAACTTGATCCGCTGTGCCTTCAGGGAAAACACGGATTATGACGTGAAAAAGACATGGCCATATTCCCGCTTTTCGTTTTCGCAGCTGGGGCGGGAGGTGCACAAAACCTTCCCGGAGTCGGATTCCATTGAGTTTTCATTGAAGGATATAACAAGCGATCTGAGCGTCCCGCGCCTTAACTCCTTAACGGTGAGTCTGAAAGATGACTGATTTTCTTAAAAAGCTGGCCAGCATGGCGTTGCCGTCCTGGATGAATAAAGGTGAGCCACTGGCTTTATTGCGCACGGCGCGGAGGTTCTGGGCTGAGGTATACGGCTGGATCACGTGGCCATTACGGCAGTTTGATCCGCTGACCTGCATTGAGCCGGTACTCAATTTAATCGCGTATGACCGCGACATAAGCCGCTTCAGTGGCGAGCCGCTGAGCCTGTACCGCAAACGCGTAGCCTTTGCCTTCATCAATGCCCGTGATGCGGGTTCCGTTGAAGGATTCATTAATATTTTTGCGCGGCTGGGAATTGGTTACGTGGAGCTGGTTGAACGCCAGCCGGACATTGACTGGGACGTGATCATGGTGCGCGTCACGGACAGCCAGATCGCAGACAACACGCAGCTGATGATTCAGATAATCCGGCAGTACGGACGAACCTGCCGCCGTTATCAGTTTGAAGTGATCACATCTGAAAGCCTGGCTATCAGGGCGGGATGGGATCAGGGGGAATACGTGGTTTATCCGGCACGCCTGAGCAGCACGGATGCCAGCGGCGCAACGTTTAGCGCGAGTTTATAGGGAGAATTTATGTCACAGACAGCGATCACACTGGCCTTTGAGCAGTGGAAAACCAGCCAGGCCGTTACGGGTGAACCCGTTCTGCTGGATGAGTTTGTTTTTGCCAACGTGCCGGGGCTGGATGCCAGTAAACCGATTGACCGCAGCGAAACGCTGCCCCCTGCCGCGCAAATCGTTCACCGCCAGGCCGTCAGTCGTAAAGGTGTTGTGAATGAAAATGCCGTGGTTCACTCCGTTGTACTGGGCGCGGAAGTGGGCGATTTTTCGTTTAACTGGATTGGCCTGATTAACAAGGCGAGCAACACGCTGGCCATGATTGTTCATGCACCCCTACAGCAGAAGCTGAAAACGAAAGATGGTCAGCAGGGTAATGTTCTCACCCGTTCGTTTTTGATGGAGTATAACGGCGCACAGGCTGAAACCGGAATCAACACACCAGCGGAAACCTGGCAGATTGACTTCACCGCCCGTATGGCCGCGATGGATGAACGCCAGCGCCTGGAGAATATTGACCTTTACGGCGCGGCGGCTTTCCTGGGGAATGGCTACCTGGTAGCAAAAAACGGCACGCAATTTTACGTTACTGCCGGGGCGGGATATGTCCGGGGCTTACGTGCGCAGCTGGAAGCTAACCAGAACATTACGGTTGCAACCACGCCCGTAAAAATCTGGCTGGATGTGGCCTGGACAGGAACCCTGACGAGTGCCTGGGGCGTGGCCAGCAAAATCACCGTGGCGAGTAGCCTGGCTGATTATGTGCAGAACGGTGTGCAGCACTATGTTTTTGCCGTGGCCAGTATCGATGCAAGCGGCAATATTACCGATCTGCGCCCTAAGGGGACGCTTAACGAACAGACCGCCAGTGATGCGCTGAAAAAACATGAGCAGTCGCGTAATCATCCGGACGCTACCACGGCAGCTAAAGGGTTTACGCAACTCAGCAGCGCCCTGGATAGTGTTTCAGAATCGCTTGCGGCCACACCAAAAGCAGTTAAAGCTGCAAATGACAATGCAAATGGGCGCGTTCCGTCCGGCCGCAAGGTAAATGGCCGGGCGTTGAGTACTGATATCAGTATCACTGCGCAGGATATTTTCAACGGGCAGACCGTTGGGATTGGTGATGCTGCTGACCTGAACACCTTCACCACTCCGGGACTGTATTACCAGGCAGCGAACGCACAGGCGCAAACTGGCAGGAACTACCCGGAGAGTGCTGCTGGTTCGCTTGAGGTTTATAAGCATGCCGGAATCACGCAGATTTACAGGATTTATAGCAATTCCCGCTCATACATCCGAACGCTATACAGTGGCGTTTGGACTGCGTGGACAAAGCAGTATGACGCGGCAAATAAACCGTCTCCGGCTGATATTAATGCTGTTAATAAAAGCGGCGATACCATGACCGGGACATTAAAAGTTAATGCCGAAGTCCAGTCGGCATACGCAAATGGTTTTCGTATCGCATATGGTGATTACGGCACATTCTGGCGTAATGACGGCAATAATCTTTATCTGATGCTGACCAATAAAGGGGATGCTTACGGAACTTATAACGCGATTCGCCCATTACGGGTTAGTCTCGCAACTGGTGCGTTACAGTCAGATACTCCATTAAGCGTAATTAATACTATTGATGCGACAAAGGAAATTACAGCGGGTTATAGTGGGGCATTTGCTTTTGCAGAACAATATAGAACGAAAGCGCCATTCTTTAACACCTTTTCAACAACAGGCGGAAGTGAATACCACCCTCTAATAAAACAACAGGCAAGTATTCCTGGTATTAACTCCTGGGCTTTTTCAATGGGAACTCTGGTTAGCGGTGATGCACTTTCGTGGCACCTGCATATGAAGGGGAGCGGCGGCGGAGATATTAGCTATAAATGGGACGCTAACGGAAACTTTTCCGCACCAGGGCAATTAATTCCGGGTAACTTTGCGAATTTTGATTACCGTTATTACACAAAAACCCAGACCGATGCCGGGTACATGCCGAAAACGGGCGCGTATACCAAAGCTGAGAGCGATGGACGTTTCCAGCCAAAAGGGAGTTACACCCCGGCAGGACAGGCCTATACCAAAGCAGAAAGTGACGGACGCTTCCAGCCGAAGGGAAGTTATACGCCAGCTGGCGAGGCATATACAAAAGCAGAAAGCAACGCGCGATATCTTCAGGATTTCCGCCTGGGGGCACGAAGTTATCAAGTAATGGCCAGGGGAAGAATGTATGAAGTTTCAGGTAACGTTATAACGGGGCTTCAGATTGAGGGACAAGTCGATGGTGATGGCGATTATATTGTGATGCGTCCATTGCAAAAGCAGATTAACGGAACATGGTATACGGTGGCTCAGTCATGAAAATATTTAAAAATTTTACTTCTTACTTACCGAAGGCGGACGACCTTCCGGAGAATGTATTATTTCTGCTTTCTGCTGAGGGAATGGACTGGTATGAAGCACAAAAGGAATTTAGTGAGAACTCTCTCAAGATAATGTTTGATTCTGATGGAGTGATTTGTTGCGCTGAAATGGATGCATCACGGCTCTGGCCGATTAATTGTTCTGTGGCCGAGATTGAAAGCAAAAATTTACCTGATAGCTTTGAAGTTGGTGCAGGTAAGTGGATATTTGATGGTAAGAAAATTACTGCGCGGGAATTGAGTCAGGATGAAATTGAAACCAGAGCGCAAGCCCAGAAAACGCGCCTTATGAATGCAGCTACCACGGCAATTTCTACATTGCAGGACTCTGTAGATTTGGGCATGGCGACAGCCGAGGAAAATGCACTTCTACCTGTATGGAAAATTTACCGCGTGCTGTTAAATCGGGTAGACGTTACCGCAGCGCCGGATATTGACTGGCCAGAGGTGCCTGGCAATGTGGCGTGAAGCACGAATTGCGTTCAGTGATTCCGTGGCCGCGCTGAATTGTTCCGTTATCCCGGTGCATCCCTGGGTGTACGGGGTAGGACAGCAGACTGAAAACGGCGCGTATCTCAGCCCGGTAAACGCAATCAATTACCTGGCTGAGAAACTGGCCGGAACGGGCGGTGCGGCGGATATCGTGATCATGATGGTTTCTGGCCAGACGCACGACAGCTTTATGGCCAGCCTGAATAAGCTTGTGGATGTGTTCCCCAGTCCGGCATTTACCCAGGTGCGGAGGCTGGCGCAGTCCGCCGCGCAGCTGGCAGCGGAGAAAATGCAAATTCCGGCGAAATACAGTCAAAGTTTACCTGCGGCGATCCCGCTATCAGTGCCTACAAGCCGCACAGCCCTGGCGGCCGCAGCGGTGAAAAAAGCCCAGCAGGAAGCCGCAGCCGTCGCGGATTTGACGGGCTTAAACAAGCTGATGGGGGAGTTTAAACAGCAACGGGAAAGCCTGATTTCTGACATTGCCAGCGGGTTGACTGAATTGCAGGGAAAAAGCGCCAGGGCATGGGTATTTACGGCCAGCGGCGATCTGCCGTCCACGCTTCTGGAGCTGGTAAAAGGGATCCCGCTTCAGTCCTCCGTGTACACCGCCGCCATGATGCTGGTTGGCGACAATCTCGACGGCATAAAAGGAATGATACATGACATCGAACCCGACACTGGCGCTTAACGGTGAAGTAATTCTGCTGAAGAACATGCGCGTGACCGTTTCGCAGCAATTTCAGGACAAAGACCAGTCCGGCCAGACGAGTGCCACAACCAAATCAGAGCAGGGCATCAAAGGCAAAGAGCTGCGCGTATCTGGTGAAATTCCGTATAAAAATCCGGAGATCCTGCGCCGTATATTTGAGCTAGGCAGCGCGACGGATGCCAGCGGCCAGCGCCAGAAATACCGCGTTGCACATGAGGCAGCGCGGGCTGTGAATTTTCGTGAGGCGACTTTCACCGGAACCCTGGACGCCCCGCCACAGGACGGGCGTATGTCCTGGCTGGTTACGTTCACCCTGACCGAACATATCAGCGTGCAGGAAAAGCGTGAGGCCAGGACAAGCGGCAAAACCAAAGCCGTGAAGCAAACGGCGGGAAGTGGCGGCGGCCAGAACGGTGGCCAGGCTGCTGGCGAGGATGAAGAAAAACTGACGTGGTTTGAAAGTAACGTACTCAAGCCCGTAAATGACGCACTGGCATAATCATGAAACCAATAAAGCGCTTATATCTTTCAACGGATGAAATTCATCTGGCTGATGCCAGCCTGGTGCTGGAACTGAACAGCTGCGGCCGGGGGTTTATTACTGCCGGAACCACCCAGGACTATACCGGGAAACTGGTACGTCTCGATGTTGGTTACACCGATCTGGTGTTGCGCTGGTTTACCGGGTACGTGGAACGCTCTCAACCTGCTGAAAACGGCTTTCAGCGTCTGTTTGTCCGTGAGCTGGTCGGCGTATTCGAACGTCAATGGCCATGTTCCTTCCAGCACCCCACGCTGCGCGATGTGGCCAGCTGGCTGACAGAACACAGTGGGTTAACCTTCAGCGTGCCGGATGCAGATTACTCAGATCGTCCGATCCCACATTTCACCCACAGCGGTACGGGTTATCAGTTGCTGGATAATCTGGGAAAGGCTTTCGGCATCACGGATTACGTCTGGTATCAGTTGCCGGACGGGGCGGTATATACAGGCGGCGCGGAAAAAGCCCTGTTTGCTGATCGCCCGGTTGAGATCCCACATGAATTTAATCAGGGAGCAGCCGGGGGGAACTCAATGACGCTTCCCCTGGTGCAGAGTCTGCGCCCCGGTGTGGATCTGAACGGGCAAAGGGTGACAAAAGTCTACCTGCAAAATGACACGATGGCTGTTACATGGACGCCCCGCAACCGTGCCACGGGGAAGGCACTTCAAAAAACGCCTGTTCAGCGCCAGATTGAAAGCCATTATCCGGAGCTGGCATCCGGGCTGCATTTGCCAAAGTTTGGCCGTGTCATGAATCCCGTTGAGGCGGTGAAAAGCGGCAATTTCTCCGATCCGTTCCGTCCCCGCTATGCGGTTGACGTGCAGCTGTTGGACGCGGACGGCAACCCGGATAAAGACACGCCTGTTTATTCAGCCGTTCCGCTGCCGGTTCCTATGGCGGGTAATGATTCGGGGATGTTCCAGTTTCCGCCTGAAGGGACGCTGGTAGAAATCGCTTTTACTGGCGGACGGCCGGATAAACCCTTTGTGCGGCAAACCGTGCCGGAAGGAACCAGCCTCCCGGATATCCAGCCTGGCGAACAGCTGCAACAGCAGCGAGCGGAGGTGTCGCAGCGCGTCACCCAGGCGGGTGACTGGGTGAGGCAGACAGACCAGACGATCAGTGAAACCTCAATGGCGCGGGTGGTTAAGTCAGATACGGAACAGCGGGAGCTGGTCAGCCGTGAAACGACGGTTAAGGCCACGGATAAACTGACTGTGCTGGGCACGTCCACACTGCTGGCCGGAGCCATTCAGCAGGTATGCACGGGCGATTACAGCCAGGCAGTAAATAACCGGGTGACGAGTATCGGCGGCAACGATGAAACGGACATCGCCGGGAGCCAGACAGTCACAACGGGTAAAGACCTGATTGAGAAGATTGGCCAGATACGCAAAAGCGTGGCGGCCGTCCAACAGCAGATTATTGCCCCGGTGGTGTGGATTGGCTCTGGCACTATCAACGTGGCACAGCTGATGCTCGACACACTCGACGTGGTAAAAGAGCTGGCAGAGCAAACGGCAAGCCACACGCACAGCAATACGGGCGCACCGACCAACGCGGGAGCCATTCGGAACACCGGAACGAAAGCGGACACGCTGAACGGCAAATACTCCCCGGTGATTGGCAAGTAAACCAGCCCTGAACATAACCCGCGAAAGCGGGTTTTTTTTATGCCCTTCATCCCCTGGCGGGGATATCTCTTTTCTTTCCTCACAAGCGGCTATCGCTACGCGCTGCCAGCGGCGCTCTGGCGCGTTCAGCCTTTCCAGACACTCAGAGCCACCCTTAAAACAGATCGTGTCCACAACGGGGCGCTGGTGCATCACAGCGTGGCAAAAAAAATCTTTCGCAGACCAAAATCGCACTACACCGCACCCGCCTGCGGGTTTTGGATCATAAAAATTTTTCAGTTTTATTTTTCTTCAAACCGCACCGCCAGACCGCGCCAGTGCTGGCGGCTTTGCGGAAAACCAGAACTGAAAAGATTGAAAAGAATTTCAGTGTTTTTCAGTTTTTAGGATCAAAATAAAATCCCTGAAATTGCTTAACTATCAGAAATATAATGGTTTTTTTGTTTTTTGCTCACCTTTGATGATATGCGCATAATGTATTAATAATTCATGTCTGACTTCTTTGAGGTAGTGCTGGTGCGGGTTTGTGCACGAGTACTGCTTCTATCAAAAATGAAATAAAATGGAACGGAGTTAGTAATTAAACAAGGGGACGTCTAAACTCTAATGTCTCGTCACCCACGTCTTTTTCTAACCACTTCTTCCTTATAATTTCCTAAAATGTAACCCCTAATTTCCGAACCTAATTTTTCGCAAACAAATGGATAGTGAGGATCTGAGACATAAAATTGAATATTACAGTTTTCAATGAAATCACCCTCGTCATAAAACTCATGCTTTATGACTGGCATATAATTGTATCTATTCCGATAAATGCTGTGGACAATATTGAAAACATGATTATCTTCGTAAGTTGTGTTGCTGAATTTTCTCAAAAGCATATTCAAGTCGTTAGATTCTAAAGAAAAGACTTCATCGACTTCCTTCCGGTGTTTTTCTTCAAATGCTTGAATTATAGCATCTTTATACAATGGATTGATTGTGCAATAAGTGTGCCTTTTATCCAGTCTATGCTGTGGTAGTATTATTTTATTTTCAAGTAGTCCCAAGAGAGCATTATTGTGTGCTTCCCCGGCAGTTGTACCTGACTCAATGGTGCAATCATTATCCTTTAATTTTAGTAGTATTTCTTTAGCATCCAGTGAGTAATCGTTGAAACTTTTCTTAAACAATTCTACTTTTTGATGTTCATTCGCTTTTCTAGTTTCTTCTTCTTTTTGGATTTCACGTTGTTTATTTCTTAAGTAGATTTTCTTTGTCGCAAATTTTATTGCCAAATCTAATGTGTTAAACAAGGTGGCAGATAGTAAAGCGCCAAATGAGAATCCTATTACAGTTATTAATGTTAACGATAATTCATTTGGCAACTTGAAAGGACTGAGTTTTGGCTCGATAAACACCCAGCAACAAATTATCGAACCAGCGATGATAAGTAGCCTTAAAGATGACCTGAAGGTTACAAGGTTAGTTAAGTGCGACAAAACCGTCGCAATAGGGTCAGCCAT